AAGGGGGTCTATGTTGAGGTTTCGAATGGGTCTATTTCTCACCGCATGGTCGAGGTTCCGGCTCGTTCTTTCGACAGCATCTTTGCTGTTAAGACGGATGGTTCCGTTGCGCCGTCGGAGGATGTTGATTATGACAAGCTTCTAGAGACGCTTCAGGCGAGCTGTGGTTCTGATGATCTCACGTTTATAGATGCTCTTTCGTCGGTTGCGGACGAGGACGTCGTTTTGTACTGCGAGGGTGTCGTAGCGGAGAGTCTTCAGTCTTCGGCGCGTTAGTTCATAAACTTTTAACATTTCCATATGTCTAATATTAATGATTTTAAGTTAGAGGGGGCTGTGGCGTCGGATGCCATGTCCCCTCTTAGCACGTTAGGTCTTGATGATGTTTCCGCTTCGGAGCTTGCGGGCATTGCAGAGGCTTCGTCGGGTCTTCCTTATGACCATTACATTTCGTTTTCGAAGCTTCAGGCTACTCCTATGCTTCGTGTTCTGGATTGCCTTTCAAAGTTGGCAGCGGCTTTGTCAGGCAAGAACGTCCTGATTTCAGCCAATGAGAAGCTCATCACGGTCAAGTATGACAATGCTGCCTACCAGTTTGTTTTTCGCATTCCGAACTCGTCGGGTAAGACGTTGTCACCTTTTGCCATTCCCATTTCAACCCTGAAGGCATTGTTCGGGAATGTCATGGCTCACTTGGTTCTCGTCGAGCAGAAGAGTTCCTTCGGGGATCAGCCTGCGGGGCTGTACGCTCATTTCTCGGGGAACCTTGTCTTTGTAGCTACGCAGCCGTTCGACGAGGGTATGTACAAGTTTGCCTACGACAAGATGACGGATCAGCTTGATGGATCTTACATTAGAACTCACCTTCGTTCCTTTACGTCGCTGCTTGCTTTTTCGGAGCGGACGTCGGAGCGCCATTTGCTCTGTCAGGGTGGGATGTCATATTTGCACATCGGCTCAATTCTGGGGCGCATGAAGTCATTCTTTGGTAATCATGACTGCATCATCTCCCGGTATTTGGTTGACTGTATTGCCACGCTTGCTGAGTTCGACGGCACGTCTGTTTCGGGTTTCTTTGCGGACGACCATGCTTCTTTGAAGTTCGGTGATAGCTGCTATCTTCGATTTGCCTACACTTCGGGGGAAGCTGTTTCTAGGTTCATGAGTCCTTTGTTCCGCAATTCGTTCTCGTATGATACCTCGATTCGCATTGATGACACTCCTTTCTGTCAGTTGTTGACGGTTATTGGGTCTTTGGATTACTTCACGGACACTATTAAGGTTTCCTTCGCCACTAGCGACTTTACGGTCGTGGCTCACAAGAAGGACGGTTCGGATGCGACTTACAAGTTCCAGTACAAAGAGGGCACGAGTCCGTCGGGGACTATCATCGTGCCGATTCCAGTTTTGCTTGGTGTTCTGTCGAAGGCTTCGGATGTCACCAAGTATAGCTGTGCTTCTAGTAGCCTTGTTGTAGACTTGGGCGATTGTACTTACTGCGTACGCTCTGTGGTTATGGCGTAGTCATTGTGGAGTGTTGTTTGCTTCTACTTCCCGGTCCTTTCATGGGGCCGGGATTTTAATTTTCGGCATTGTGCAATTATATATCCTATAAATTCATTTAGGCGTGATTACAGAGCTTCTTTCAGGCATGAGTGTTTCGGAGTGTCGGCGTCGTGGTCTTTCGTCGCTTCGTCCGTCGGGTTTTTCAGGTCCGGGTCTTTATAGCCTTTGTAAGGTATCTGATTCGGTCTCATTGGTGCTGCTGTCTTCGGATGAGCTTTCCGGAGTTCAGGACGCTGCGTCTGAGGGGTCTTTCGTCACGTTTGGAGGCATTAAGTATCGGTTATTACAGGAGACGCCTAATGCGTGGCTTGTAGAGCCACTTTCGGGCGATGCTGGGGATTCGGATTCTTTCATCACGTTATTGAAGTCTCAGTATTCGGAACCCGATCCGGAGGTAGATGCAGATCAGGAGTCGTTGGATGCAGCTACGAAGGCGCATGCTTCTACGCTTCCTTCGCCGTCGCGTTCTGCTTCTACGCATAAGGAGTCTGCCTCCTACGATTTCACTAAGCCGTACAAGGCTTCAGACTTGAAGTTGGTTGCCTACTCGTACATGAATCCTACGCTGTGGGCGGATGCGGTTAGTGCGGTTGCTTCGCGTGATGGTTCCGATAAGATTATGGTTGGTAAAGTGGTTTCTGAGTATCGACGCTTGCGGCGTGCTTCTAAGAGTAAGTAGTAGGTATGCTTAGGGATAGTGATTATAGGGATTTGTGTCGTGTCGAAGATTCTTCGGCCAGTTCTGTTTTTGACGCCGCTGGTGATTCTAAAGGTGTTTTGGGTGCTGTAGGTGGTGCTATTAAGAATGCTTTTAAGGAAGCGGGCAAGGGGTTACTTACGGATTTACTGTATGGCTCTACTGGCTTGAAGGGGTCGGATATCGTCGAGTTCTTTGACACGTTGGACAAGAAGCTTCGTCATGGCGACCGTGCTGCTTTGTCTGCTGCGCTTGCGCAGATCGCATACGGCAAATGTAATCTGCAGGAGGGCTTCTACATTTTGAGTGCTACGGATGTCACTTCGTCGTCTATGGAGGATTACACTTTCAAGATGCCTATCTTTGCTGCTGTTGATTGGGACTCTTATAAGAAGCTTAAAGAGTACAAGCGTGGTGCATGGGAGGATATTGACGATGTGGATAGGCGTGATGACGCTAAGGCGAAGGAGGAGAAGGAGCTTGCTGAGTTGCAGTCTAAGTTCCTTGACAAGCCTTTGACGGATGCCTACGCGGGTGATGACTTTTTGGCTCATATCATTCTGAATCCTGTGTCTGGTGATTTGTCGGTTCATTGGGGTTACATTCCCAATAAAAATATTGAGCAGGCTTTCGTTGCGAACGTATCCGGGGGTCGTTCTTTCACACTCAGTGTCTTCAAGGATGATAAATCTGCGGTTACGGCAGTGCGGCAGAAAGAGGTCTCGAAGTAGTTGTGCCTTTAAATTAACTTTCTTATATTTGCATAAAATTTACACTCATGAGTTTTACAGATATAATTTCGAGTAGTGTCATCACGGATGCGGATGCTTCGAGCTACGATTCGGATAAGATGGCTTCTCAGTTTACGGAGACGTTTGGCTTTCCTCGGAAGGGTAAGTGGGGTTCGATGAATTACATTCTTTCGGTTCCTAGTGGTAACTACGAGGATATTGAGTTGAATTCTGCGGGTGTTCCGGTTTATGCGGGGGCGCAGTCCTCGCCTTATGGTGGGGCTGTATTTCTTGTCGAGGTTTTGCCGTCGGGTGAGATGTCGGTTGTCGAGGATATTTCTTACGCGGGTGTTATGGCGGAGCCTACGGTTGCCGATATTCTTTTCGATTACGATCTTCTGGATTTGGATAATGAGTATTATGTTGAGTCTTACGAGAAGAAGTATGGTGCCGCGCCGGATGAGGATGCTCGGTACTCTGCTTCGGAGGATGTCGATGATAGTATTGATGCGCCTGCACCTTATAGTGCGGGTGTGACGATGATGTCTGACATTGGCTCTCATGTTCCGGGTCAGTTCCCGGCCAAGCGCCGTCGTCGGACTTGTGATGAGTAATTCATTTTTTTCAATTTTTAGATAGTTCATTATGGGAAAAGGTTTTTGGGAACACATGGTTGCTGACAGCACGTCATGGGTTCAGGATTCGAATGAGCGTCTTAAGGAGTACCTTGAGGGTTCTTTGAGTAAGGCGGGTCTGGAGTCTTTCGTTACGGTTATGCCGCGGCGTGACGGTTATCGTATTTATGCTGGGGAGAAGCCGGACGCTCCTTTTGCATATGTAGATGTTTACTTGGACGGCAATGCTTTGGTTGTTGAGGGTTCCAGCAAGCGGCATCTTTCGGAGCAGGAGATGGGTGACTTGGCGCGTTTCCTCGGCATTTCGGGTTCGGAGGCTGGTGAGAAGCTCAATCGCTTCCGCAAGTTCATTGACGCGCTTCAGAAGCACGCGGGCGAGGACGTTGACAAGCTCGAGGACTCGAAGGTTTCGGATGCTTGTGGTAAGGCTGATAAGGGTCAGAAGATCGGCGAGGCTGCTCCGAAGGCGACCGTGTCGGATGACTTGGGAGCTTCGGCTGATGTTTACTTGGCTCATGATGGCGACATGTCTTTCGATGACGCTGCCGCTATCATTTCTTCGTTCAATACTGATTACAGTTTGGAGGATGGTCTTTTGTGGGTTTCTGAGAAGTGGGTCGACCCGTCGGATTCCGCCACTGAGGTTAATCTTTCATTGGCGGTTGGCATTCTGGGCATTGCCAATGGGGATGATATTGTAGCTTCCGATCTTTACGATAGCTTGTCGGATGACGAGGTTTACGATACGCTTGCGATTAAAGATTTGGTTGTTCAGGTATATACCTCCGATCATCGTGAGTATCATGAGTTTATTTATAAGGACCCTTCTCATGAATTGCTTCGCAAGGTTGTGCGTACTGTTCTGTTCTTTTCTGAGGCTCGGGACAATTACAAGGACACTTATGAGGGTCTTAAGAAGATTTTGCCTGCTGCCCAGATCAGCGACTCTGTCTCTGTGAATTTCAAGAACTCGAAGGGTGGTTCTGTTGTTCGTCAGATTTCGGGCGAGCGTGTTGGTAAGCCTGTTGGCAAGGCTCGTCCGGTTAGGGATTCAAAGGCTTCGGAGGTTGCTAAGATCGACAAGGCTTTGGACTTGGTTCGTAATGCCTATAAGAGTACTGGCAAGAAGTCGGAGGTCAAGGGCATGTCTTTGGACATCAAGGGTCTCGATGATGCTGTTGTTGACCTGAAGGCATATAAGTCTGGCAAGGAGGATAAGATTGCCGTTGAGATTCGTTGGAAGGACGGTGAGCGTAAAGGCTTCGATTACGGTATCGACGCTAAGGCTTCTCATGTTTACGGTGACATTGTTTCGTTGAAGAAGGTTGCCGACAGTTTGGAGGACCCTACGGAGGACTTGATTGGCATTGCTAAGGAGGGTGATATTACTTACGCCGAAGTCGAGAGTATTTTCTCGGCTAATGGTGTCGCGCCGTCTCTTGATGATCGTATTTTGTGGGTCAACTATAAGTGGGATGATCCGGAGGACTTAGTGGATACGGTCCATCTTGATTTGTCATTGGGTCTTGCCGGCATTGGTGGTGTTGATGAGTATGAGCCGTTGCTTGACATGCCGGAGGACAGATTCATGCAGGATATTAAGATTGACTATGTTTTAGTTCAGACTAGGTTATATTCGGGGGCTAAGGATACTGAGACTGAATACGATGAATTCTATTACGAGAATCCTTCGAAGTTCACTCTTGATCGTATTTCTCGTGTTGCGAAGGCTGTTAGTATCGTGGCGTCCTCTTACGAGGGTACTGTGAAGCTCTTGGAGGCTAGTCTTCCGAAGGAGGGTCGTGTTTCTGACTCGGTTCATGTTGACATTAAGAATCGCAAGGGTGGTGCTTCGGTTCGCCAGATCGATGGTTCTCGCATTGGCAAGCCTGTTGCAAAGGCTCGCCCGGTTCGTGATTCGAAGCTTGCGGGAGGCGAGATTAACAAGTCGGCATCGAAGGCTAAGGTTCGTGTCTTTGCTCCTGCGTCGGCTTTGGTGTCGTTCCAGAATGCTTGGGCTAAGCTGCAGTCTAATTCCGAGCTCCAGAAGGCCAAGTCGTTTATTAATTACATGGGCGAGCTTACACCTGTTGAGCTGGTGCGCAAGGGAGCAGATGATGTGGATGTTTGTGTTAACGGCAAGTCTGTTGGTAGTTACGACTTGAAGAAGGACAGCGCCGACTACGTTTTCTATGACCTTATTGGTCGTGACGTTGCTATGGTGGGTGATCACGTTGACAAGGGTCTTTCGAAGACGTCGGATGATGTTGACTTTGCTGCACGTGTTGTTCCTCAGACTAAAGTTTATATTAAAGACTTCTTGACTACCGATCCTTATGGCCATAGCGGCGATGCAGGTGTGGTTCTCGGTCGTCTGGATGTTGATCCGGATACAGTTGTAGTATCGTTCGAGTCGGGTGCTCCTGTTGCCTTGTATGACATTGACGCTATTGAGCTGGATATGGCTGCTGTTTCGGATTCTGTCGAGGATGCTGCTAGTCTTGTAGCTTCTTTGGAGTCTGATTCGTCTCTTGCGAATCAGCGTCGTGTTGCAGACATTATGCTGAAGAATGACATGCATGTTCTGAAGGATGGTCGCAAGGAGATTATGGTCATTGCTAATGCCGATACTGATATTCCGTTGTTCTCATTCAAGCAGCATGCGTGGACGAACATTCATGATAAGGCGTCGGATTCCGAGAAGCGTTCGGATTTCGTCTTCCCTGCGGATTCTTCGGATGTGAATGACGGTAAGGGTCACTTTCCTTTGAATAGTCTTCGTCGTGCTCGTGCTGCTATTGCTTACGCAAATAAGTATCAGGAGCTTCCTACGTGGTACTCGGGTGATCTTGACCTGAAGGGCTTTGTCGATAAGATTGTGTCAGAGGTCAAGAAGCAGTATCCGTCTATTGAAATTTCCCCGGAGTCTTATATTCCAGCTCCGGATCAGAAATAGTTGCACATAGTTTTGAAGTGAGAGGTGGGGCTTAGGCTCCACCTTTTTTATTGGTTTTATTTCTTTATTAAATTAATTCTATTTATATTTGTGGTGTTAAGTACGTTAATTGTTCAATTTAATATGTTTTGGAGATAAGTAAACCTTTACTGTTTTCAGATGTTTATGAGGCGCTGGCGGCGCTTTCCTCTACTGGCCATGCGTACGGGGATGATGGCTGCTTTCGTGTCTTTTACGACGGTGCTTCTGCATCATGTTGCCTTGAGGTTCATACAGCCTTATCTACGTTTCCGACGCGCGATATGCATGAGGTTCCTGTTTGTTCTTTGTGCGTAGATTTTGTGTCGTTTGCGGATCAAGGGTCTGTTCCTGACATATCTCGCACTTTGGTTTTCAAGACTCCTACGTGGTTGCCTTTGGTTTCTCAGGTTGCGACTGTGTTACAAGACCTTTGTGCGTCTTGTCGCGGAGGTCTTCCTAACCGTATGGCTATTGTAGACCAAGCTGTTGCTTCGCTTCAGTCTTTGGGTTTTGTACTTGGTGATTTTCCGATTTATGAAGACGCCTAAACGTGATACCTTCTTCGCTGATGCTGCTAGGCGGCGTATTGATAATGAGTTCTGGGTTGCTCCGGATGGCCGCGTTGTTCGCCTTCGTGTGTCGGACGATCCGGACTGGGATATTATCTCCAGCATTGTTTCTATGCATGGGGCTATTGCGGAGCAGCAGTTCAGTAATTGCATCGGCTATCCGGAGGATTATGTTCGGAAGTTGGGTTGGGTTTCTGTTCGGCTTGATAACGAGTACCGTGCCATTCATTGCTACAAGGAGCCTACACAATCTCAGATAAACACGATGTTTGATTTGGGTTATGTTTTGAATGATTGTACTGGGTTTTCAATGCTTGGTCCGGTGTGGTCATTTTATAAATTGCCGAAGTGATGAATTGTTCTTTTCTGAAGCGGTTTTCGCGTTCTGCTTTCTTACGGGGTGGAGTCGTCAGTCCCCATAAGTTCGCCTACCTAGTATTTGAGTGGCGGCGTTTGTCTGTCGAGTTAGGAGCAGACTGGTATGGCCTTGCGTTTGGGCTTCGTCTGTCTTGCTGGGCCGTACGAGTTGACTTTTTGGTTTTCAACTTTGAGGTTTCTTTGGTTTCGGAGGATGAGTCATAGGGTTGGTGCATGATGATACGTTCGGTGCGGTTTATAGAGTCTTATTATAAGGTCCTGCATAACGGTTGTGAGTTTTACAACCGGGATGCAGGTCTTATGACGTCTGATGATTTTAAGTCTTCGGATGTCAAGTGGCTCATTGTGTTTCCGTCTTCGTCGTTCGACAAGGATAATTCGATGACGCCTACGGTTCTGTTGGACTTTGTTCGCAGTTCGTGTCCGGGTGTCTTCATTGACTTTGCTTTTCTGCCTTGCCGGGATGACATTCGGTGGTATGACAAGGAGAGTATGCCTTACGCTATTGGTGTGTCATCCCATCTGGACGCTTCTCACTTTGACATTGTAGGTTTTAGCATTTCATGCTTGTACGAGATTCCGGTAGTTCCGTGGATGCTTCAGTCTTTCTCGCGCTGCGATAAGCCTATTCCGCTTTCGTGGTCGGAGCGGAGTAAGTATAATATTGATGAGCTTCCGGTCATCTATGCAGGCGGTGCTTCTGTGGTCTACTCAGACATTCTGTTTGGTGATTTAGGCGATGGTCGCAAGAGCTATCTGGATTTCATGCATCTGGGTCAGGTCTGGTCCCAGACTCGCCTACTGCAGCTCATGTTGAATAAGAAGTACAAGAATCCGATTCGTATTGGTCGTGTTCCTTATCTTCTTTGGGAGCGTGGTGATCGTCATTGCTATATGCCGCAGGCTTATGATATTGTCTTTGATGGTTGTCGTGTAGTATCGGTTACGCCGACGTCATCTTCCGTCCCTTCGTCGGTTGTTTTTAATACGGGTCAGGAGAAGCCGTCGGGGCTTCTTGGTGCTTCTCGGGGTTATCTTCGTGGTTCGGGTGGCAACGCGGGGCTGGCTATGGTCTCTGCTGCGGAGGGTTGTGGCTTTACGGGTAACTGTACCTTTTGTGCCGAGGGTCACATTGCGGGGGGCTTGCATGAGGAGTCGCAGGATGATATTGTTCGTATGGCCCGGGCAGCTAAGATATCGTCGGGTGCGGATACGGTTAAGCTTGCGTCTTACAATTTGAATTATCTTACGGATTGGAAAGGCACGGTTGCTAGGGTTCAGGAGGTTTTTCCTACTGTTTCCTTCAGCAATATGCGGATGGAGGAGCTTGGTCGGGATGAGGATGCTATGGAGCTGCTTTTTCAGCTAGGGTTCCGTCGCGGCACTGCTCCTATTGAGGGTATTAGTCCTCGTATTCGTAATGGGTATTATAACAAGGGCTTGTCCGAGGAGGCGCTGGATTCTTACATGCGTTTCATGGTTCATAGGGGTTGCTTGGACATCAAGGTTGGTATTGTCCTTTGCGGCCTTGAGGAGGGTGCTGATTGGCAGTGGTTGTATGACTTCACTAAGCGCTGGAAGGACTACGCTGCTTCCCGCGGGGGTAAGCTACCTATTCGGTATCGTTGTACGCCTTTGGTTCAGTATCCTTTGACGCCTATGGAGTATACGGCTAAGTCCGCCGCTCGCATTAGTTATGAGGATGGTGAGTGGGTTCCACGGTATTGGTTTGACAAGTTTGCTGCGGAGCTTGATACGCGCATTCAGGTTAACGGCTATCGTTACAGTACGTTGCTGGAGCAGGTTTTTGTGAGCTTGGGTCGTAAGATGACTTCGTCCTTGCAGTCGGTTTTGTCTTCCGGGCATTTCCTGTACAACATGCGCGCTTTGACTACTTCGTCTTTTATGGATGATATCCGTTCGGTTATTTCCGCCGATGCTGCATCTTTCTTTGAGATGCCGGATATTGATTCCTATGTTTCCATTCTGTCGGCGGTGTCCTCTCCTTTTTCAGAGGTTTGTAAGTTGCAGGGACGTAACATCCAGTCGGGGCTTTCGGCGCTTCCTATGAGTCGTTGCCTTCGTACTAATGCAGTAGATCGCCTTACATGCTATGAGAAGATTTCAGGGGGTTGTACGGGGTGTGTTGGGAAGGCTGCCTCCTTGCGTCCATTTAACCGTCAGTTGCTATCTTCGGTCACTTCGAAGGATATTCTTGCCGTTGTTAAGCCAGAAACGGTCCAAACGCTTCGTTTCAGGATAAAGAGGTATGGTTACGCCACAGTTTTAAATCCGCGTCATACAGCGCATATTTTGGCCTCGGCATTAATGCAGCATTCTGAGGTTTCGGCTGCGTCCTTTATTCGTGTATCGAAGATTCACTCTATGTATGGTCAGTCTTATGCGGATAGTCATTGGGACGTTAGTGGGAGTCAGTTAGTAGACCTTGAGTTTAGGACATTGCTTTCTACAGATGTGGTTAATGCTGCGATTGCGTCTGCGAATTCGATACTACAGTCTTTTACGATTATGGGCTTCTCGGATGGGAGTCTTGATTCCGGTATTGAGTTGACAGACATGAATGTTTTCACGTTCCGGTCGGATTTGCCATTGGAGGTTTGGGATTTCGTTTTGCCGGAGTACGATGGTTCTGTCATGGTCCTTGAGGGTGACAAGTATTATCCTCGTCTTTTGAAGTCGGGGCCGTTATCTGCCCCGGTTGTTGGGGGTGCTTCGGGAGGTTCGAAGGGTGTCTTCGTGCTTCCGGTCCGTTGCAATCCGTGGTACTATCTTCGTGCTGTTTTGCGTCCTAAGCGAGTACATCCCAATAAACTTTATAGAGATACGTTTATTGACTGCGTTACAACGGTTAGGGTTAGGGATTATGCTGCTTGTAGTGGCTGTGGTTCCTCGAATGCCGTTTATGATATAGGTTCGGGTAAGTCTTATAACTTCTGCACGAGTTGTTTGGCAAAGTTATTATTGAAGAAGTTGTGAGTGAGTTTGAGTGCAGCTTGAAGTGGCTTATTGCTGATCTGTGTATTTGTTCCCATTCTTTGTTGCGGGGTAAGTCCGTAACCCGGAGTTTTGGTTTTGCTGATTTCGGTGTTTATGGGACGATACGTTTTACACGGAGTGCTACGGATAACTACTCATTGACTGGCGTATTCAGTGGCAATGGCTCGGATCAGTTTGGCGAGTTGGTCATTCCTTATTGCCCTTACGTGGGTTTTGACGAATACGCTCGCAATTTTGTTGATTTTATAAAAGAAAAAGTTTTAGTTTGAGTAATGGGAAGAAGTGTTTCTCGTGAGAGTGTTGAGGTTCGTCCGGGTTTTTCCGTTGATATGACGGGCCAGCAGCGAGCTTTTTGGTCTACGCTTACGTCGGTTCCGGTTGGGGATCAAGTGTCCACGGAGGAGCTTTGTACGAAGCTGGATATTGATATTCGCAATTTGCGTGTCTTGAAGAACAAGGTCGGACGACTGGTATCACCTGCTTATATCATTAAGAGTAAGTGGGGTGGCTTTTACAGTTTGGTTCCGGTTTCGGATCAGGCTGCGGAGTCTACATCGACCGTTGCTTCGGAGTCGGTTTCGGAGTAGTGGTGTTCTATGAATCTTCCGGTGAGTCATATATGTCTACCTCCGGGGTTTCGTCACAAAAATTACCAGTGGTTGAAGTTGCTGGAGTTGTGGGGCGGTATTCGTGGTGGTGTTGAGGTTCGTGAGAACTTCATTACGGACAATTTGGCTGTAGATGTTTTGGAGCATCTGCCGTGTGCATCGGGGAATCGTATTTCTTTTTGGTATACCCGAGACGTTGGGGGTCGTGGCAAAAATACTTCCGTTGACTACTTTGGTTTGGTAGGTTTATCCTTGTTGAACTTGTCGGACCGTCGTGTCATTATTACGGAGGGTGTTTCTGATTATTTGTCTGCTAAGTTGTGTTACCCGACCTTCAACGTTCTTGGGTTTACTTCTCTTGGTGGCAATTCGAAGGCTACTCGTATTGTTTTGTCGTTGTTCGACGAGCTTTATTATTTTGCGGATAATGACATGGATAAACATGGGTTTAACACGGGTTTGCGTGCCGGGGGCAATGTTTTGAATTTTTATATGCGTTATGGTAAGCGTGTTCATGTTTTGACACCGAATTTGCCTTATAAGGATACGACGCAGCAGTTTCTGGCGGACTTGGCGTTCGCGTTTAACAATTAGGTTTGTTCTATGGTTTACATGGGGTCTAAGGCGGCTTTGGTTTCGGAGCTTGGTCCTATCCTTCAGTCGCATTTGGTTTCGGATTCTCAGTGGTACATTGAGTGCTTTATGGGTGGTGGTAACATGATTTCTATGATTGATCATCCTTTGCGCTGGGGCAATGACTATAATGATCTTTTGCCGGAGATGTTTTCGTATCTTCAGTCGAAGGTTTACTTTGATGAGCGTACTTGTGAGTGGTGCTTTCCGGAGGATACTTTCCCTACGGAGGTGTCTAAGGAGGAGTATATCTACATCCGCGGTCATAAGGAGGAGTTTCCGAAGTGGCTTGTGGCTTACGTTGGTTTCTGCTGTTCGTTTAAGGCTACATTTTTTCAGGGTTATGCGGGTAAGATGTATCAGGATCGGAACCGCGCTTCTATTTTCAAGCAGTTCACGGCGCAGTACCATAACGGCATGCGGGGCGTCAAGCTGACTGCTGGGGATTACCGTGATATGGATATTCCTCGTGGGTCCTTGTTGTACCTTGATCCGCCTTACGCCAATACGAGTGCTTATAAGTCCAGTACAGGTTCTATTAATAAGTTCGATCATCCTGCGTTCTATCGCTGGTGTGTTTCACAGGTTAAGGATAACGGGTGCTCTGTGTTCTTGTCGGAGTATACGAAGCCGGATTATGGTACATGGGATACGGTTTGGCAGCAGATCAAGTTTAATAACATGTACTCGGGTGGTGGTCCTAAGCCGTTTAATGTAGAGAAGCTGTTTCGTTGCATAGGTGAATAATTCTCGGAATTCATTTGGATTATTAAATTAACTTTCTTATCTTTGTGTTGTAGAAATAGTTCTATAGATAATTTAATATGGATTTGAATTATGGGTGCTGTCAACAAGGATTTGGCTTTGTTCTTTGAGTTTTTAGCTCAGGAAGGAGTTACGGCTCAGTTCTTTGAGAATTGGGTTTCGTGTAATTGGCTTTATTATGAAGGTTCAGATCTTGTTGCTTCGTTCTCTCGGTGGGTTCAATCCTTAGGCATAGCTTGGGACTCTTATATTATTGTTTCTTTTTATTGGCGTTCCACATCTGAGGGTAAAGATTACTGGTCGGACTTAAATTTCAAATGGTTGAGTAATCATGGGACGGTTTGTGAGTAGCGACAGTGTGGTGTATACTCGCTTTTGCGAGATCATCAATGGGTTCACGGGTTATGCTATGTCCCGTCAGGACTTTGAGTCTATTCTAGGGCGATGCGGTAGTCCTTACGCTTGGAGTACGGTCCGCGCGTGGCTTAGGGGTTTGGAGCGCTTAGGCTTCGTTTATTCGTTGTGTAACATCGACCAAGTACGTTCGGGTGTCAAGCAGGTGTGGTTCTTGTATCATCCCCTGCTGCATCCTATGCGTTCTACGGAGCTTAAGTATGCTAAGAGTCTTTCATCGGTCGAGTCTATCCAGTTGAAGTTTTCTCCTGTTTTGTCTCGTTTAGGAGATACTCGTCCGTGGCATGCTGCTTTACATGCTATTAATTCTCGAGTTTTCCATGTAGACGTGAATCTTAAGTTCAAGATTGGTATGGGAGTTGTGAATCGGATTTTCGCTCCTCATGTTAATAGTTTGTTTGCGGCGCCTGTTGTATCTTCTATGTTTGTTATGAGCTTGATTGCTTCTGGGGTTTGTAAGAGGATTTACTGTACTGATCAGTATTTTGCACCACATGCTCCTGTTACATATGGAGGTTATGATCTTGCAGGGTGGGTCCTTAAGATTAAGTCAGTTCTCTCAGATATGGGTGTGTCTTTGAACAGTGATTTTTATGGCTGGGAAAAATAGTACTACTACTTTAGCAAATCTTTATCGTCCTAAGACTTTTGCGGACGTTGTGGGCCAGCCTTTGGCGGTTACCACCTTGAAGCGTATTGCCCATGCGGACGGTATCGCCGCACGTGCTATTTTTATGAAGGGTGCGTTTGGCTCCGGTAAAACTACGACTGCCCGTATTTTTGCTAGAGCTTTGAACTGTGATACTTTCAAGCAGACTGACGATGTTTGTAATACGTGTGATGGTTGTCTGGAGGCTTCGTCGGTTAATTCCTCTACGTATTGGGAGCTTGATGGTACAGTCATAGGTAACGTCGAGGGTATTCGTGCTCTGAAGGAGCGCTTGTCTATTGTTCCTAATGGTCGTAGGGTTGTCTGTCTTGACGAAGTTCAGAGTTGCTTGTACTATAATACACCTGTAGTGTGTGTATCAGATGACGGCAGTATTTACCGTCAGCCGATTCACAAGATTGTTAATAATCGGCTACCGGTGAAGGTTCTTTCGGTTAACGCTGAGGGAGGTCTTTGTGTTTCTCGTGTTACGGGTTGGTTTAAGAATCCTCTTAAGCAGTTATGTCGTATTAAGGTACGGGGCGCTTCTGGTCTTAAAAAGATTGGTTCTGGCTCGCGGGTAATAGTTTGTACTTTAGATCATCGCTTTTTACGTTCGGATGGTGAGTATGTTTGTGCTTCGGACTTACATTTAGGAGATTCGTTGTCATCTTTTTTTAGTGTGTGCGGGGATCGTTTTATTCAGGCAGAGCTTAATAAGCGTACTGAGTATATCATTTCCGATTCAACAAAGTCGTTCCTTTATGGGAGTCTTTTGGGTGATATGTACTTTTCTTCTGGTGATGTAAATTACAATTATCGTTTGAAGTGCACTCATGGACATGTTCAGCTTTTTTGGTTACGTGAGAAGCATCGTATACTTGGGTGCTTAGCTGGGGCCTTGCGGGAGTTTGTTAGCTCGCCGGGTGCTTATGTTGATTCAGTTTCTGTTATGAATTCGTTGAGTCATCCTTTATTTACCGAGATGGCGAGAGTTTGTTGTGGTTCTGATGGGAAACGTCACGTAAATATGGAGTGGTTGTCTCATGTCGACGAGATAGGGTTAGCTGCTTGGTTTATGGATGATGGTTCTTATCATTTTCGTCGTTTGCGTAATAAACAGGTAACCTGCTTGCATGGGGTTCAACTGTCTACTCATAGCTTTACTTATGAGGAAAATGAACTTTTAGTTAAGTGGTTATCTGATCGTTGGGGTCTGGATTTTTATATTAGGGTTGATAAGAGATGTGGTAAGCCTTACTTAGTTTCTAGTCATGTTGAGTCTGCTAGGAAGTTTTTAGCACTTGTTGCTCCTTTCCTTTGCAAGGAGTTTCAATATAAGTTAGGTAACACTTTTGAGGCTGGTGATGGTGTTAGGTCTATTCCAGCAATTTCCAAGCGAGTCCCGGAATACTTCGGCGGTTTTTTATTCGATGGGGTTGTCGAGAGTATTGAGATTTTTGACCCTCCGAAGTACTCATCTGTTAAATCTGGCTGTTTGTCTAGCGAGAATAAATATCCTTATGATAATGGTTGGGTATACGACTTGGAGGTAGCAGATACTCATTCTTATATTGCAGGCCGGGGATTTGTGGTTCATAACTGCAGCAGGAGTGCGAGTGACGCTTTATTGAAGGTTGTCGAGGAGGGAGTTCCTAATACGATCTTTCTCTTTTGTGGCACGGAGGATATCCAGCCAACTTTAAAGTCTCGTTGTGTAAATATTGACATTTCGGTTATTCCTTTGTCTTTGATTGCGGATCGCGTTCGGTTTATAGCTAACGACCGGGGTATCTCTATTACGGATGATCAGCTTCGAATCTTGGCTATGAAGTCTCAGGGTCACATGCGGGATGCCCTTCAGTTGCTTCAGTTTTACGAGCTTGCGGGCGAACGTGCTCTTGACAGCTCCTACTTCTTGTTCCGGGAGTTCGTGCGTTCCTGCTTTGCAAAGGGTGCCGATCCTTCGTCTGTTTTGCCGAAGCTGTTGGTTTATTCCACTGCGGATATAAAGATGTCTGTAGGGCTTCTTATTCGTAATATTTTCGGCAGTGCTCAGGATGACTCTTTGGAGTCTAAGTTTCAGCGTGCGGGTCTGGGTCAGACGTTGTTTAGCTTTTTCTTTTCTCCGTTAGCCCAGCAGGCTTTGGGTTCTGAGATTGGGACGGAGATTTTGCTTAGGTCTTTAATGGAGCGAACTGCGGGTTCTCGCAAGGTGTAAGTTTTTGTTATGGGTGATCACGTGGATATTGTAGATTTAGATTCTGCTGCTGAGGTTAGTGTTTCCTCGGCTCGTGTTGTTATAGATAAGCGGCTGTTGCTTTCTTTTTACATGCATCCTACGGATGAGACTACGGAGGCGGAGCTTGCGGAGATTAATAAGGTCATCAGCATTGTTTTGAATACTCATTTTGGTAAGTATTACCGCATGTTTGATGACTTGCGTTCGCAGGCTCTTGCTACTATTATAGAGCGTCATGATCGCTTTGACTCGAAGATGACAGCTTATCCTTATCTGTATACCATGATTCGCAATGAAGCGGGTAATTTGATTCGTCGTTTGCTTCGTGAGGATGACCTTGAGGTTCTGCCGCCGTCACGCGGTCGTGTTGCAGAGATTATTCCGAGTGTTTTAGACGAGCTTCTGCCGTTCTTGTCGGGTGACTCTCCGTTTACACGTATAGAGATTCCGCATGGTCTTGTAGGTCCGTTTCTTGTCTTTTGCCAACGTGGCTTAAACAAGAAACAGTCGGAGTCGGAGGCTATGGAGTCGGTTATCGGCAAATTGGTTGACATTTTTATTTTTTAATTTTATTATCGCATGGACGAAAATACTATTTTAGGAGAGGATTCTCCCGTCACGAGTTTGGAGTCTTTGGTTCGTCTCGGCACGGCCACGGAGACGGATTTGGGTATGCAGATGCGTGCCATCATGGTAGGTGTTTCTACCGCTGCTTGTAACATTGTGGAGCGTCTTCACAATCAGTCTATGGCCTGCGCTAATATTATGCAGCGTCTTTCTGACAAGCATTTGGAGAAGTTGTCGGAGGAGATCGAGACGATGGATCGCACTGAGCTGGATGTTGAGTATAAGAATCTCATGGCTCGTCAGATCGAGGTTGCCAAGCTGGAGATCAAGATTGCTCAGGGTAAGGCTATGTTCCCTGAGGATTCTTTCTCGGAGGAGGATCGTAAGATTCTGCGTATGCTTTCGGCGCTTCGTTCGAAGGAGGATCGCCAGCGCTTCGTTCGCATTCTGTCGGAGGAGTTCGGTGACGAGAATAGCTTCGATAGCGAGCCTGTGGTTCCTTCGGAGCCTATTTACGATGCAGTCGATCCTGCTGCTTCGGAGTCGACGCGCGGTGGTCGTGTTCGTCGTGCGTCACGTAAGGTTTCGGCTGGCCGCGAGATGCCTCAGGATGAGTTCGCTGAGATGGAAACTACGGTTACGGTTGCTCCGGAGAATCCCACGAAATCGGTGGATATTGACGTTGTGGTTCCGGATAGCAGTGTCGGCGTTCCGCAGCACGCTATCGAGCCTACGCCGACGTCGGGTGTCGAGGTTGGTCCTGAGTCGCTTGCGGATGCTCCGTCGGATGTCAAGCTTCCGGAGCCGCCGGAGATTCCGGGATTCGAGCTTCCGCATGATGAGTCTCCGGCTCCTGCGCCTGCTGCTCAGCCTGCTCAGGCGATTCCTGACTTTGAGGACGAGTTCGCAGGCATGTAGTCTCCAGCCTTTGAGTCAATTATATATCCCGGAAATCTTGGTAGATTTCTGGGGTATTTTGTTTGGTTATGCATGAAGGTTTGATTTGCGGTTTATCGCGTGTTGAGGATTCTCTGGATGATTTGTATTCGGAGGCCTATGTTGCTTCTATGGGCCAGCTTTTGGAGATTGCGGCCTGCGAGGAGATTCTGGCTTGGGCACAGTATGCTGTAGTTTCTCCCTATCTTGTTGGCGAGGAGCGTGCTAACATCGAGGAGCTTTTCAATACGAATGCCAAGGACGAGCTTGACGATCATTTCTGGAAGCTCCAGAACCGCATGAATGAACTTCAGTACGTCCCTAAGACGTTATTTGACTTTTCTAAGATTCAGTCTACCGCCCGTTGTGAGTACCATATCCCTACGGATGTTGCGGACTTGATTACGCTTCTCAAGCAGAATATCGAGTCGGAGGAGTGCGCTATTCGCACTTACCAGAATATCATTATGGTTGCCCGTGATAATTCCGATTTTGTCACGGAGCGTATTGCTAAGGAGATTCAGGACGACGAGGCTCAGCATCTCTCGGACTTGAATGACTTTTTGGCCGACTTGGAGTCTTAGTTTTTAGATTGCAGCCGTCACTGCACTGATGGCTGACAGTTGCCTTTATATTGTGTGTGCCCTCTGGGGATCGCCATCGTGCAGGGTGGCGTTCCTTTGGGGGCTTTTTAGTTTGGGTCTATGGGGTCAGTTAAGGATACGATACAGCGTCGGGGTGGTATTGCTTCTGCTGCTCATGACTTGCTTCTTACAGAGCGTAAGCTAGTAGGGTTCCGGGAGTTCATTCTTTCTCCGGACTACATGGCTTTGGAGGGGGTCTATCCTTTCTGGTTAAAGGAGTCGGATGCTCTCTCTCAAGATCATAACTCTCTGATACTCACAGGAAGTTTGGGTGGGGGAAAAAGCAGCTTCATGAACATGGTGATATGCTATAAGTTATATTACTGGTTCAATCAGGGTGACTTGTATAACTATTTTCAAATCCTTCGTGGTACGCCTATTTACTTTTTGTACTTCTCTGTATCGATGAAGGCTGCGGAGCGTTCTGGTTTCAAGCAGTTGCGTCAAATGATTGATAATGCTCCGTGGTTTAAAAATAATTTTCCGCGCCGTAAGGACATTCAGTCTTCTATTCAGTTTAATAACAATTTCTCTATAGAGTTTGCTTCGGGCGAGAGTCATGCTATTGGTTTGAATGTCGTTGGGGCTGTTATTGACGAGGCTAACTTCAGGAATGGGGTTGGTCAGGGTACTGTTTCAGAGTATTCGGAGGTTCAGCGCTTGGCCCAGCAGTTGGAGGACCGTATGCATTCTCGTTTTACCCGTGAGGGTGGTAAGTTGATTTCTTTCATGGGGTACATTTCCTCGGCGTCTTACCAGTCTTCGTTTATTGAGGATAAGATTGCCGAGGTGCATGGTAACAAATATGCTCGTGTTGTTACTGCCGTTCAGTATAAGATTTGCCCTCAGAATTACTCGCCTAAGAAGTTCGAGGTGTTCTGTGGCTACCAGCAGATTTCCCCGTGTATTGTCCAGAGTAAGGAGCATAAGGCTACGCTTGTGAAGTCTATGAGTCTTCCGAAGTCTAAGGCGGAGGGTTATTTTGAGCGTGTTCCGGAGGACCTGAAGTCGCAGTTCAAGAAGAATATCTATTTGGCCATCCAGAACCATTGCGGACGCTCTACAGCGGCTAAGGGTAGTTTTATTACGAACTATGATGTCGTCCGCAAGGCCTATAGCGATGCACTGCTTCGTGCGTGTCCTTTGGTTCAGAGTAGTATTGTTGTTTCGGATCAGGATGATACTCCTATCCGCTCTGTTCTTGATGTTTCACGTTTACAGTATACGGATCGTCCTCATGCCTTGTGCTTGGACTTGTCTTTGACGGGCGACCACGGTTCTTTGTGCTGTGTTCGGTTTGATGGCTATGCGGCAGACGGTCGAGCTTTGCATAATGAGGTTTTCAATTTAGAGCTTGTTCCTCCGGCGTTTCCGGGGATGCTGAAGGTTTCGAAGGTCGAGGATTTCATTTTGTGGCTTGCGGAGCATTTGAATATCGCGGTTTTTAGTACTGACCAGTTTCAGTCTACGCAGCTTCGTCAGAATGTGTGCGAGGCTTTGATGCTTCCGGATATCCGCCTTTCTTTGGATAGCTCCGACATTCCTCATTTGTTGTGGCTTTCGATGTTAGTTGACGAGCGTCTTGGTCTTCTTTACTTGGAGCGTCAGGATCGAGAGATTCGGGAGGCGGTCCATGATGTTGTCAAGCACAAGGTTGTCAAGCGTGACGGGTCTTCGGACGACCAGTTCCAGACTTTAGTCGGTGCCTTCTTCTTGTCGGAGACGATCTGTACGCAGGAGGGAGATATATCATCTTTACTTGATGCGCGCCTTAACTTGGTTGGTGCGGGTAATATTAACCGTATGCTTAAGTCACTTGGCTATGGTGGTCTATCTTTGGATGGTCGGGGTCACGTTGCCCGTGCTGTGACTTCGGATATCGAAGCCCCGCGCCCAAGTGTCCGTTCACTTCTGGAGGGTCGCGCTGCTTCGGGTCCGTCGTTTACGAGTTCAGATGTTATTGCTTCTATGACGCCGCGCCGTAGACGTGGTGGGGTCTGGGACTTGATTAACGGTCTGGATAATAAGTGACACTTCTGGCTACATGCAATTATATATCCTATAAATTTATATTTTGATTATGGTACGTAAGAAAGACGCTGCACAGTCTCAGAGTGCTGAAGTAGAAGTTAAGATTCCGTCGCAGTCTGCTGCGGACATTCCTGTTTTGTCATTGGATGCTGTTCCTGCGCCGCCTATGCCGGACGCGTCGGTTCCGTCCACTTCGGAGGAGACTATTGTTCCTCCTTTTGCAGGTGATCCTGCTCCGGTGAGTGTTACACCTAATGGTGGTAAGAGCTTCGCCGAGTTGCTTTATGAGGATGATGCTACAGGCGGTGTGGGTGCAGTTGCTTCGCCGTCTATGCCGAGTGCTTCCTTCGAGGAGCTTCCGGTTCTTGATATGGCGTTTATGCCTAAGCCTGACGCTGCTGTTGTCATGGATATTCCGAGTGAGAGTCCGTCTGTTGTTTCGCCGCAGCCTGCTCCTGCTGGGAGTCTTCGTGATGCTATTGCTAAGCGTGGTGGTGCCTTCGGCTCGCGTGTTGGTATTAAGCAGCTTATTGCTGAGCGCGGTGGTGCTCAGCGTGAGGTTACGGGTTTGGGTGTAAAAGCGGCCATTGCTTCGCGTTCTTATCAGGGTGGGGGTGTTGGTGCATCTCGTGCCATTCGTGATCGCATGCAGGGCGGTATTCGTGCAGAGGCTGGTGTTTGCACGACTAAGGTTGTAGGTTAAGACTTCATTTCATGTATACTGGGGGTTTACAGTCATTAGGTTTAATGTTAGCGAATTTCCTCGGCATTCCGCCGGGGGTTTCGCTTCGTAGGACATACGGGAATCGCGGCACTTCCGCTAATGGGAACGGCTTGTCGGAGATTCTTGCCAATCATGATTTCATTAATTCGATTGTGGACATCACGTCGGATGACGTGTGCGTAGGTAATTCTCCTGTGTACGTTTCGGGTCTGTCGTCTATTTCGAGTCCTATTCTTAAGCAGCGTACGGAGGATATTTGTGCTGCTTTAAATAAGATTGTCCGCTGGGCTGCTGTTGACTTACTGAAGCATGGGTTGTCAATGTATGTTTTTCATTCTTACGAGGATCGCGTTGCGGGGCGGGTCAAGGCTTCGCTTGTTCCCTTCGTTGAGGATGTTAAGATTTACATGAAGCGTGACGGTTCTATCGTTTTCTATGATACGAAGGATCGCGTTGTTGAGAATGTTCTTGTGTTCTTGAACTACTCTAAGGAGTCTCTGGTTAAGATTGAGTCCGGGTCTCATGACAACTCGATGTCGGACGCCGAGTGGGATGAGATGCTCTATGAGGTTACGCCGGAGCCTATCCAGCTTAAGAACGTTTCGTCGGTTGCTCAGGACTTGTATGGTCTTGAGCGTTCTATGTATAGCTATCGCAATAAGTTGGCGCGTATCGTGCGGTTTATAACGGTTGATGTCGGTAACTCGCAGGGGGAGCGCACTCAGGAGATTATAGACGATATATCTCAGACTATCAATGCTGATTCTCAGTCGTTACAGCCCACGATGACGCCCAACACGGATTTTGCGGATGGCATTTCTATACATCCTCACCGTAAAGGTATCGGCAAGCCGGAGCTTGTTGAGAACGTTCCGGATTTCGATATTTCGAAGATGGCGGACTTGGATTATACGCTCGGTCGTCTTTTTCTGGCTACCCGCTTTCCTAAGACGTATGCCGACTTTAACACGAACTTGAATGAGACTACTGTTTCGTTGATTCGTGGTGATATTCGGTATACTCGTATGGTTGCTCATTGTCGCTTCAATATTGAGGATACGATCAACAATTGGTTTCGGTCTTCGTCTAAGGAGCTTGACTCGTCGGATGTTTACTTCCGGTTGGTTAAGTTGCCTACGTCGGAGGATACGGATGTTGTCGATACACTTACGTCCTTTGCGGAGTTTTCCAATAATTTCATTGAGACTTTGGATAACGCAGAGACGCGTGATGCGGCTCTCAATTACCTTCAGTCTATGGAGTCATTGTTGGATGATACTTCCAACTTGAGTTCGGTTCAGAATTGGTTCGAGCTTATGCGTTCGTACATCAACGATAAGTTCGATGCTTTGAACCGTGACGAGGAGAATGCTGCCGCGCAGGAGGCTGCGAGCCTTGAGGGTCTTGGTGCTTCGCTTCCGGCGGACGAGGGTGCTGCTGAGGATACGGTTGCTGCGGATATGGCTGCTGCCGCGGAGGAGTTTAAGGCGCCGCCTGCAGTTCCGGAGTAGGCTTGGAGTATGCAGGTATAGGTTGGACGGAGGGTTATGCTATGGTGCTGCTCTCCGTCTTTTAGTATTTAGATTTGCACAATAAAATTAATATTTCTATATTTGTGTCATAGAATTGATGATTTTATGAGTGACTTTATAACTGCAATTTGTGATTTTGAAGATGACGATGCTCGTCCTCTTTCGGAGCGGGTTAATGATGCCGACTTTGACGAGGCTGCGTGGTTAGCACAGGCTACGGAGGACGCACGTGCGGAGGGTTTTTCTGATCCAGAGCGTGTAGCTCGCAATTATCTTTACACTCTGCGTCATCCTTTTGAAGAGCGAGTGCCGTTGGAGGATGTATTAGCGAAGTATAGTAAGGATTGTGCTATGTAATGTTGTGTAGCTATGGCCAAGCAGAACAAGCCTATAAGATTAACGAAGTCGAATACGCGCAAGTATTCGAGTAGTTCGCCTTCGCGTAGTAGTTCCGTGATGAAGACGAAGCCGTCGTCCTTGAATTACAAGAAGTTTCTTTCGGAGCGCGATTTCTTGAAGGTCGCTAAGCGTGCAAACATGGTACAGGGTTGGTCCTTGTCCTCTATTGATTTTGCGGGCAACGAGCTTCGCTTCTTGGTTAATTCTGTGACACGTCCCGGTATTAAGTATACGATTATTGTTCAGGTCAATCCCATTGATAAGAGTGTGATGATCGACAAGAAGGCTAAGCTGTACAAGATTCTGCAGGACGCTGGGTTAAAAGTCTACTGCGGATGTCCGGCGTTCAGTTACTGGTACAGCTATAAGGCTTGGCGCTATGACTACGGTATTTTCCCTGAGCGCCGCTTTCCTCACATTCGTAATCCACATTTGCGTGGCTTTGTGTGTAAGCATTTGCATTATGTAATGAGGCTCTGGCCCTTTCTTTCTCGCCAGATTGCGAAGCAGTTTCGGGATTACTGGACTAAGGAGCAGTTGGAGCAGATTGATGATGCTATTGAATATGCTTTGAAGGGCATCAAGATTGACTTTTAGTTTTGCCTAGTTTCCCATAAGGAGGTTTGGTCCTTCGTTTAGCCTCGGGTGTTGCATGACGTCAGTCATGCAATGTCCGAGGGTTTTTGTTGCTGCAATTATATATCCTTAAAATTAAAATTGTTTTAGGATATATGGCAAAGTTGATTCCTATGGTTCGTGAGTTCAACACGTCTCCGGTTGCGGAGCTTGACGTGCTGTCTCACAACATTTCGGTTATAGCTTCGGAGCTTGGTGTTGAGTATGCTACTCCGGTCTCGACTGTTTCTTTCGTTCGTGCTATTGGCGATGGTAACGAGTTCACGGTTACGGTTGATACTGTTTCTGCGGAGTCGAAGGCGGGTGTTGCGACCATCCTTGTTGACCGCGATTCGGATGTGGAGTATACTATTTCGGCGGATGGTTTCGAGGATATTACGGGCACTTTGTATGTTTCGGATGTCAATGCTCAGGTTCTGCTTCCTCGGTTTGTAGATGCGAGTCTTGATGGTAAGTTTACTGTTACGGTGTCGGCTACTCCGTCGGGTGCTACGGTTAAGATCAACGGCCAGTCTGTTTCGGAGTTGGAGGTGGCTGCCGGGTCGAATGTTTCGTGGTCTGTGTCTAAGGACGGTTACATTCCTCAGTCGGGCAACATTCAGTCTATTTCCAAGGATGAGACTGTTACTGTTACGCTGGAGGCCGATGCTATCGAGTCGTATAGTGACGTTGCTGTTGTCCTGAGTTACGCGGGTACTCCTGTTGCTGCTTCCGGCGGTACGGTTACTCCTACTGTTTCTTATTCTCAGATTGCTTCTTATAAGTCTGGCAAGACTGAGACTATCACTTCGGGTGGTTCTGTTTCATTCTCCGGTGATGATGTAGATACTACTTCGGGTTCTGTTGACGTTCCGAGTGCTGGTACTACTGTTTCGGGTGTCACTTTGATTACTACGGCTACCTGCACTGTTTCGTTGAACGGCAAGAGCGGTTCTGCTTCTGCAGAGATTAACCGTGCTGCTAATACTGTAGAGTATAGTGCACCTGTTGTTTCGGGAGGCACCTACGCTGAGATTCCTGCGGGCGGTGGTAGTTCGACGCCGTCGGGTCTTTCTTACACTCAGACTGCTACTTACAGTTCTGGTTCGTCTGAGGCCATCATCACGGGTGGTGATGTTACCTACAGCATGCCTACTGTTGAGGGTCTGACTTTGGCTAGTGCTTCGACGGGTGAGGTTTCTGGTGCTGATCGTGGATCTGTTGTAGGAGACGCTATCTCTGGTACTGTTACAGCTACGGTTAGCTTGAATTCCAAGTCTGGCACGCTGGAGATGCCTGTTTCGCAGGCCGCCAATGAGGCAACCTACGGGGATGTTTCGGTTGTCGTAGGCGCTATCGCTGATATTCCTGCTTCGGGTGGCGAGGCTGTTGTTGGTGATGTTACTTGCACGCAGGCTGTGTCTTATACGTCTGGCGCATCTTTGGCGAATCCGATTGAGGGTTATACTGTGTCTAGTCCTCTGCCGTCCGCTTCGGATTTGTCTACGACGGTTAAGGAGCGCACGAAGGTTGGTACTGTTACTGTTACGGCTACGGGTCAGGGCGATAAGTCCGGTACGGGTTCTGCCGATGTCTATCAGGCTGCCAATGTTGCCACGTATGGTGACGCTACGGTTTCTCTGTCTTACCCTGACATTCCTGCTGAGGGTGGTAGTGCTAGTCCTAATGCTTTGACGGGTACTCAGTCTGTCTCCTACACTTCGGGTGCGTCGGAGTCGGATGTTTTTGAGGTGGAGGGTTCTCCGGTGTATAGCGGTACGAATGTCGATCCGAGCACGGGTGCCGTTACGGCAGAGGCTACGGAGTCTGTTTCTCGTACTCTCATTACTACGGCTTCGGTTTCTGTTCAGAGCCACGGTAAGACGGCTACGGCTTCCGCCGAGGTTTATTCGGCTGCTAAGACGGAGTAGTTCTTTTGATTTAAAACTTACTTTTCTAAATTTTTGTACATATGGCAGATGCTAAATTACTGAGGATGGATCGTGCACGGTTCACCTCTCCGGTTGCACAGTTGGACGCTGTTAAGTTCAACATTCAGGTTCTGGCTGCAAAGGCAGGTCTGGAGTTCGAAGACCCCATGACGGCTGTTTCGTTCAAGGGTTCGGTTGGCGCTTACGCTCCGGCTTACACTATCACTATCGCCAGCGCTACTTATACGCCGGATGCTAACGGTGTTGCGGTTGCTGTGCTGCCGTCGGGTGAGTCTGTTTCGTTCACGGCTAAGGCTGATGGTTATGTAGACATTACGGGTTCGATTACCCCCGAAGGTATCAACCAGATTGTTTACCTGACTTGGGCTGCTGCTCCTAAAGCGTAACGGGCACTAAGCAATTATATATCCCACAAATTCGGAGATGATGTTTAACAAGGTCTTTGCGACATACAAGAGTCAGTTTAAGGTTGTAGACTCTACGGAGGCGGCGGATGGTACTCGGATTCCTATTATTCGTGGTGCTGCGTCGCATACGGATGTTCAGAGCCAGAAGGGCTACCGTTATCGCTCTGGTTTCTGGGATAAGGTGATTAATGATCCTGCACTTCAGCAGCGCATTGAGGAGCGGGATATGCTTGGCATGATCGAGCATCCTACGGATGACTCGGATTACATGCGGACGCCTTTGGATAAGGCATCGCATGTTGTGATGCGTGCATGGGTTGATGAGTCTTCGCATGACCCGTGGATTGATTGTGGGTTGCTTAACAATCCGGATGGCAACGCTATTAAGGCTTTGGTTGATGTAGGTTTTCGTCCGGGTTGCAGCACTCGCGGTCTTGGTGACTATTTGATGGACTCGATTTCTGAGTATTTGGACCCTGATACTTTCACGGTTATTACTTGGGACTTGGTCAAGTCGCCTAACTTCGGAGATATTAGGTTGGAACGCGTATCGGATTCCTTGCTGGCTTCGCCGATTTTCAAGGAGGCTGTGCAGATGTATCAGTTACGAGACTCTGTAGACGATGCTTATAATCCCGACCGTTTGTTATTGGAGACGCGCCGCGCCATTTCCGCGCTTCAGGATTTATGTTCTGCTCTTGAGCGCAGTTGTCAGCGGTCTTAGTTTCCAGTAGGTTTTGATTATTTCATTTTAAGTTATTAAAAGTTTTATGACTGATTATTTATCTTTGGACGCACGCCGCGTTACTGATAGTATCGCCGCTGCTCGTGCCGACAAGCGCACTGCAAAAGCCATGCTGAAGTCGGAGAAGCTTGGCAATCTGACTACGCTTAAGGAGCGTGGTATTCAGGCTGGTATTCTGAACAACTTCAGCCGTGCCATTCAGGATTCTATTGATGCTCCCGCTACTCGCGGTCAGCAGGTTAACATGATGTCGGACTTCGGACCTTACATTCCGGAGGTCTTCCCCATCGTTGCCGCTTGGTATCCCGACTTCCCGCTGAAGGACCTGATCTCGGTTCAGGACATGAATCAGGATTTGGCTTACCTGTTCTTCTCGAAGCTGGTTACTGGCACCAACAAGGCTCCCACGATTACGGGTCAGGTTGTTGAGACCGCTACGGGTATGCGTCAGATCAACGGCTACTATCCTACGGGTGAGATCATGGGTGAGACCATTCCGGAGGAGCAGCTTGAGTACGACGCCACCACGCAGGAGCTTGTAGCCATGACGGCTTACTACGCTCTGAACACCAGTGGTGATTATCTGGAGAAGTTCCTTATCAATGTTTACAATGACAACGCTATCGTTGCTACCCTGATTGCTACGACCGTTCAGAACGGCAAGGTTATGCTGGTCAACAGTGCTAATCCCGGTGTTTCGAATGGCTCGTACATGGTCGTTGAGTCGGGTGCCATCATGCTGGCTTCTGCTGACATCGCCAACTTTAAGACTACGACGGGTGTTTGTCTGAACGTGAACTACGTTTGGAACCTCGACTACGCTATTCAGGAGAACATTCCGAAGGTTAAGGAGCAGGTTGAGCGTGTTGAGATGCGCGCTATTCCTCGTGCTATTGGCATGGAGTGGACTATCTTCGCCGAGGCTCTGAAGAAGTCGCAGTTCAACACCGACATTCGCGTTGAGAACACCAAGCGCGTCCTTGATCTTCTGTACCAGTATCAGGTTCGTTACATCCTTGATACCATGTGGACTTACGCTGCAGGTGCTCCCGGTACCATTACCCTCAACATGTCCAACAACTTCTCGCTGGACGTACAGGCTGCTGACCTCATGCGTCAGCTCAAGCAGTACGCTACGCAGATCGAGATCGCTACGGGCCGTATCGAGGGTAACCGTCTTGTCGTCGGCAAGAACCTGAAGTCGTTCCTTGAGTCGCTGCCCACCACGTGGTTTAAGCCTGTTGCTACACCGAGCGGCTTCTCGTCACCTCGTGAGATCGGTACCTTTGGAACTTTCAAAGTGTACTACGATCCCTACCGCGCCGACAACGAGGCATTCATGACCTACCGGGGCAGTGAATTTTACGATGCTGCCATGTATCTTGGCATCTTTTTGCCTATCGTTCCGACTGATACTGTGGCACTTGGGGTTACGGTCCGTCAGTCGATGGTTAGCATGGAAGCGTATTGTTTCCATAAGAAGACGGCGGTGGTTCGCCTTACGGTTAACTACGGGGCTTAGTTTTTTAGACGGTGTGTTTTTCGGTCCGGGTGGTTTTTCCGCCCGGACTTTTGTTTTTGTCAATATTCTTACGTATATTTGCAGTGTTAGTATAGCTTCTCTCGACTTTAGGCTGTACGTTTGTAGGTTTGGAATCCTCCGTTGGGGTCACGAAGTCGAGAGCGTGGTTCTGGCGGGGGATTTTCCTTTTTTGGGTTATGTTTTCGGGGATTATTTATTTACGTATTAGTCCTAGTAATAAAGGGTATGTTGGTCTGACTATTGACGAGGCGGGCCGCGATTGGGAGTTTGGTAATTTAAATAAGCGTTATGGTGGTGCGGCTATCGAGGCAGCGCGCCGCAAGTATCCTCCGTCGTTGTGGCGCAAGGTGGTAGTATGTACGGTCAGTGCTCGGAATCATGCTGAGTTGCGTATTTGGTTAGATGCATTGGAAGTCTACTATATCTGGGCTTATCGTACTGCAGATAAACGATATGGTTATAATGCGAAGCTTGGTGGTAATAGTCGTGGTGGGTATCGTCATTCGGAGGAGACATTACGTAAGATAGGTGATGGTAATAAGGGTAAGGTTATTTCTCCGGAGGCTCGTGCTATGATTTCGTCTAAGTTGCGAGGCCGGAAGCGTCCTTTGTCTGCTTGTGTAAAGACTTCGTTGGCTATGCGGGGTCATGTGTGGTCTCCGGAGACGCTAGCTAAGCGTGCTGCTGCTTTGCGGGGTAAGAAGCGTTCTCCTGATAGCGTTGTATTCTCCGAGGAGTACCGTCAGCGTAAACGCGAACAGTCTACTGGTCGTCTTCATAGTCAGAATGCTAAGGATAAGATTTCGATTTCTAAGGGTTACCGTCCTGTTTTGGTTTATGATCGCGCTACGGGTTCTTTTCTTGGTGAGTTCCAAACCCGAGCGGAGGCGGCTGCCTTTGGTGGCATTCTGTCGCATCACATTTCTCGTGCTTTTTCCGCTCATCCGGGCGCTTTATGGGTGTGTATTAAGAATCATGTGTACGCTTGGTCTGATCCTTCGTTGTCGCGTGTTTCTCTTTGTGCTAATGGGTATGTTCCGGTTCTTCCTCCGTCGCAGCGTTCTATTAGCTGTGTCTCTTTACGCGGCAAGGACTTGGGTTGTGATAGCTTGTCAGGCTGGGAGTCTCGTCTAGGCATACGTCGTAATAATATTCTCCGTGTTTGCAATGGTGATCGCAATGTTGCTGGCGGCTACGTTTTCCGCTATGTGGATTAGTGGTTACGTTTATGTTGTAAACTTTTTAATTTTCCTATGGAGTTAGGCAATTATAGATTCAGAGGCAGGCGCCCTGATGGTAAGCGGTGGCTGTATGGCGATCTGTATCACGCAGGTGATCTTGTGTGTATTTGTGATTGGTCTGTACATCCGCAAACTGTAGAGAACTTCGCCGTTGATCCTACTACGGTTGGCTGCTATCTGGGCCTTCAGGATAAGAACGGTAATGACATTTGGGAGGGTGACATCTTTAAAGATGATGTTCTGCGGTATGTCCGAACCGTCTTCCGAGTTCCCGGGGGCTTTGCTTTCGAGTCTAACCCTATATCGTTTGGGTACGATCATACCGAGCAGCTTTATCCGTATTCTCCTATTGCAGAGATGCAGACTGCTTCGTGGCTGTCTCAGTGCTGCGAGGTGATTGGTAATATTCATGATAATCCAGAATTGTTAAAACAATGACTAAAGCATCGTTCGACACAGTAGCAGGTCTGTTGTTAGTAGTTGTGGGGCTGTCCTTTGTGGTTCCGTCCTATGAAGCAGGCGCTTGGGTTAAGTTGGTGCTTTATGTTGTTTTGACATGCTTAGGGATTTGGATGTTCTCCGACGGTTATACTAATCTTCCTAAAAAATAAGGCAATGACACCGCAAGAGCTTTATGACTTGGCAGTCGAGAAAGGGGGCTGAGGACTACGATTTAATGCTCTACCAAGATGAATTGCGTGTATGAGATGTTGTGACTTGTGCGGATGTATCAGTTGATGAATTAGTTCAAACAGTATACTTAAGAATTAAACAGATGAAACGTGAATTAACGCTCACTGACATTGCTGGGTACCTACCGTATGGTTTAAAAGTTCAAGAGGCGTATCAGGATATTTGGACAATACGCCAGCTTGGCAATATAGACCCTTGTAGGGACGGTGATGTTGGTTTGGTGTCCAGTGCCGGGAATTATGAGCAATACACCTATATCGCCGATATAAGGCCCATCCTTCGTCCGATGTCCGATCTTGCCGGATCGATTACCCACAAAGGCAAAACATTCATTCCGATTGAGTGTATTGCCGAAATGACCCGCGAGGATGGCAATGATTCGAATTGGACGTATGATTTAATAAATTGGTTTGGTAAATATGACCCTATATGGAGTACTTCCGAGTTATTGATGTCACTGCCTGAATGGCTTATAATACCTGTCATTGATAAGCTTTGTGAGTGGATGTTTGACTATCGTGGTTTAATCTACGAGGGGCTGGCCGTCAGCGTCCGAGACTTACAACAGAATCCTTACGAGAAGTGAAAACAATTCGAGCGTACGGGCATGGTTTCCTTCTTCGTCGAGGGTTACTGAATATAGGCCGCAACTATAAGACTGGTAACTGGGCGATAGAGCTTCGATGGTCTTGGGGTTATATTCCGGCATGGTCACTCCGGTTGTATCTGGGTTGCGCTAAGCCGAGCCACGAGCGCATTAGGTTCTGCCGTGTTATTTCTCCGCTGTTTATGGTGTTGCACTGGCTTGTTGCTATTCCAGTCTATCTTATTGCTTATGGTGTTTTGTTCGCAGGCTTAGGGATTCTAGTGGGGATGGGCAGGCTGCTTTTATGGCTGGGTGATAGGCTCGATAGGCTTGGTAGGTTGTGAATATTGATGTAATCTGTTTCCCGGCGGTAGCTAGAGTTAGGCAACTTTAACAATCATATTATGGAAATTTCGAAGGAGGAATTTGATTCTGTTATTGGTAGAATTCTGAGTTGTCATGTGGGAGTTTGCTCTTGTGAGAGTGGCACAGTTCCGGACGGTGCTCTGTATTCCGGGCATCGGAAGGTAGTTTTCACCTTCACTCCGAGTTCTGTTGATGCAGCAGTTCCCACGACGGCTGTCATTCTGGTTTACGCTGCTCCATCGGAGGGCATGGTGTTTGTGACGGTTGAGGAGTTTGGACCTTCTGCTATTTGGTCTACGACGCTGTCAGCGCCAGATGCTGAGGTTTTATGCCGCCGTCTTCTGGATCGTGCTCCCCATTCGGGTTCGATTCGGTAGACGTGATATGCTTTCTTTCGTTCGATTTTTAACACTCTTGTCATGAAGATTTCTAAGGAGCTGCTTATTAGTGTTGTTGATAAGCTTGTTAGTCTTCCTTTTGACTCTTATTCTTTTACACACGAAAAAGTTCCCGTAGATTCGTTGCATTCTGGTCTGACGAAGTCTGTAGTCAAGATTTGCCCTCATTCAGGTCACGGGTCTTTGCCTTCGTATCATGTGAGCCTTTATGGGAATGGTTCGTCATCGACAGTTACTGTTGAGGTGTTTAATCCTTCTGCTACATGGTTTTTGAAGGATATGTTGAATATAGACGCTATTACGATCTTTAAACCACTATTGGTCCGTCTTGAGGAGTATGAGTCTTTTTGTTTGGCTCGGTTTCTGTCGGAGTAACGTTTCCGTCCTTATAAGGAGCGAGGGAAAATCCATTTGGATTTTTTAACGCATTGGTTAGAGTTACACGGCCTCCTGTGCTGAGTAGACCGTATGTTTAGTATCTTAAGTGGTTTTAGTTATGTGTACTGTTGTATTTTCCTCGTGGGCTTCCGTTATTGGGCTTTTCTTAGTCGTGCTGTGTCCTTTGTTGATTTTATTCTTGTGTTTCAAGGATTTTAGTTTGTGTAAGTTTTTCGGGTCCATCCGCTTTCTCATGCGCTTGCGTCGCGGGGTGGTTATCTATCAGTACGTGCATAGTGCGTCCGATCCTGATCCCTTTAATGCTGTGGTTCGGTATGCTGTGGTTCGAGATGTTAAGCGTAATTGTGAGGGCCTTACTTGGGTTTCGTATTGTATGTGTGATGATATAGTTCATTATAGCGACTTTGTATCTTCTGATTTTCATCCGATGTTTACTAAGAACGATATGCGCACTTCTGCCGCTCATTCTTTGATTTATTCATCGTGGAGGATTTCCGATAAGTGCTTTGAGTAGTATGCGATCTGGTCTTTATATTCTATGGTTTGTTTTTCTGATTGCTGTGGCTGCGGCGTTTTATCGGTATTATTGCTATCGTTGTTATTGCCAACGCCTTGTTCCCGGGACCGTTCTCCTTCATCCGGTAGATGAGCCGTTTGGTTCTCAGATGTTCTATAAGATCGTAGATCGTACTGTGTTTAGACGGACGTTGTATCTCAAGATAGTCTTAGTGGATGATAGTGGTAATCCTACGTTGTCGTCTCCGCGGATTAAGTCGGCATATGAGCTTTATGCATTAGGTTATAAAGTTATCAATCACCATTCAGGTATTATATGAAGTTTGATTTAGCTGATATTCTATTTTCCATTAACAAGCATGATCTGGCTTGTTACTATGCGGTATCCTATGCTAAGACTATGCCGTTGAGTTGGGGTGTCCATCGGTGAGTGTCCGTAGCCTTGTCTACCCTTGCTTGTGATTTATCGCTTTCTGCACGTGATGTTTTGCATCCTGTTCGCATGTCACGTTTTAGGTCGTGGCTGTTCAAGTATTTTGCGCGTTTTGGTATTGTCTCTACGGATTGTCGTGTTGGTGACGACTGCTTTATAGATTACTTAGCTTATTACTATTCTGAATGGTTACGCAAGAGTTTTGTTGATTACTGGCGTACACATAGGATTGCAGATACACTTTTGGTAATAGATGAGGCTTCTTCGCTTTATAAGCAGTATATTGCGCAAGGAGATTTAACGGGGTTGTGTGATGTATTCCATGCTGCTTTTGTCAATCTCGGTTATGACTTTTCATGTATTTCGGTTAATGGCCACTATTTATCATTTCGCTGTACTATCTCAGATTTAATCCCTGAGTTTAAAGAGTACTATTCTAGTGTCGCGGTTCCTTTGTTCTGGCGGTCACTTAGTGATACTGATCTTCGGTTATATTATTTGCAGGAGTTGCATTCTCTTTATGCTTCTAAGTTGATGTAGTTATGGGGTTTCGTCTTGGTCGTCGTCGAAGGGTTAAGCGTGGCGATAGAGTTTATGTATATTGGGCTGGTCGAGGTTATGACGCGGAGGTTGTCGGCTTTCGCAGTTGTAGCTTCGTCGTTCGTTTTTTAGATAACGGCAAGCAGGTTGAGTTACCTCCGTATAATCATGGGTTGTTCTATGGTTTTTGTTACGAGGCGGGTACTGCCTTTTTCTATATGTCTCACCCGTCCCATTTGCGTTGGGTGCTGCTGTGTGAGAAGCTTCGGTTGAAGCTGCCTTATAAGATTTGTCGCTTTTTGCGGTTGATGGACTAACACACAATTCAAAATTTGGTGTCTTATGGTCGTTCTGGAGGTCTTTGAGTTCCTTATTGGGGTTGTCTTATATCTTTTAGGGTTTTGGCTTGCCTGCGCGGTTCTTTTTGCGGTCTTGGGTTACCTTTATTGGTTTGTGGGCCTCCTAGTGCGCGCGTGCAATTATATATCCCACAAATAAAATTTGGTGGTTATGGATTTGTATAGTGCTTTGTCTGCAGACTTTGCTACGTTTCAGGAGGAGCTTGAGGCTACGGCGCCTAAGTCGGATGTTTGGGTTATCAGTGGTGAGGGTGATGCTGCCGTTTTGAAAGGCAAGCTCTCACAAGCGTCTTTTGAGATTTCCAAGGATGCCGACAGTCAGGATGTCCGTATGGATATTGTCGGCTCGGATATTCCTTCGTCGGTCCATGCTATTGTTCTGAATACAGTGTTCGACGACGCTATGTCTGCGGTTGCTGCTGCTGTTCAGATCAACGGTGTTTATTCGGAGGCTTTGTCTTCTGTTAATGACATTCTGCGTAACGCCTAGTTTTCTATGTCGGAGTCACCTGATATAAGGCTGAACGCGCTTACGCTTTTTGCTGCGCGGATGGCGGATATTCGTATATCTCGTCATCCGCTTCGTTCTGACTGTTTCTTTATGGTCAATAAGACGGAGTTTGACATTTATCAGGATGGCACTTCTTTTGAGGTTGCTCGTATTTTCAAGCAGGTTATTGTGAAGAAGAATCCGGACATGTTTTATGTTCAGGAGTCTTTCGGTGATGATGCTTTGGTCGAGGACGGTGATCTCATTCCGTGGGTTGTTAATATGACATGCTTGGGGCTTCCGCGTTTGCCGATGCTTGATGATCGTTTTCTGATTGACGGTATGGTTTATTCGGTCTCTGCGGTTAAGCCTGTAAATCGCAATTCTCAAGGCATCTTGGAATGCCTTGTTTATCCGGAGCGCCGAGATGATCATGATACGCTTTGCGTGTATGGGGTTTCTTTCCATCAGGCGATGAAGAGCGTCTCCCTTCAGGATGCCTACGGTGCACCTTCAGTTATGCGTGTTATTTACGGGGGTTCTCCGATTAGTATGTCTTGGGACAAGAAGTCATGGTTTCCGTTCGAGGCTGTGTCTACGGTTACTGTTCCTCGTGGCATTAAGCGGTTCTATGTGAAGGATGCTAGGGGTGTTGTTTCGGACTTTGTGTTCGGCGGGCGTCCTGTTCCGTCTTCTACGCCTTCGGCGCCGGAGGGCTATTCTGCTATTCGGGATTGTAGTGGTCGGTTGTTTTTCTGCGCTTCGTGCCAGCATATGTACGTTAATGGGTGAGTTCTATGGCGTCCTTGAGTTTTAAAGATAAGTTATTTGCGACGTATCCTATTCCTCGGAGTGTTTCGATCTGGGAGGGTGATGGTGTTTCGTCGTTTGCGGTTAGCAGTTTGGATGATCTTATTTCGTCGTGTGTTGACGAGCTTCGTTCGGACTTGTACATCACGGAGTATGTTCATTGCTCGTCTCAATCCACGTCGCTCCCGGAGGATGCTTTCGCTGTTGTGAATGCTAAGATCGACTTTCAGTTTCAGGGTAACCGTAGTGTTCGTGTTGATTTTGATGCTGCTTCACATAGGGCTTTGATTCGTTACGTTCCTGCGGTTCTCACCTACCGTCGTTATTTGCGTCTTTCGGACTTGGATACTTTGGCGGGGGATCGCCTTATCTACGCTAAGATGTATGTTCTTTGGCAGATGGCAGAGAAGGAACTTACCATCTTGCGGTCTGTTGTTCTGGACGCAGATAATGGCTCGGTCAATCTTGATGCTTTAGCATCCTTTTCGGATAAGTGTCGTGATCGCTACGAGGAGATGAAGGCGGAGGTTTTCATTTACACATCTGGAGTATAATCTTTTTTTTTTTATATTATGGGGGCTTTTTATTCACATGTTTGCGATTCCGAGAATTCGGCATCGGTAAACGATAAGGTTGCTACAGGCAAGCGCATTTCGAAAGGTCTTGCCGATTATCATCTTCACCACAAGGGCGGTGCGGAGGATATTCCGTCTATGGTTGATCTGAACGCCGAGGTTAAGGAGGAGGTTACGGACTCTACGGGTACGTTCAGCCTTCCTGCTGCTGCGGCATCTATTTTGTCTATGGTTCCGACGTTCGAGGTTGCGTCTTCGGAGCCGGATCGCCTTGAGGGTTTTTTTAAGTCGGTTGACGGGGATGAGGTTTATCTTGGCTTCGATGATTCTACGGTCACGGTTTACGCATACGAAGACCTTTCGGATGTATATGAAGACCCCATTGAGGTATCGTTCGACGCTTCGTCTTTGAACAGTGTGTACGCTTTGGCTGCGTTCTTGTCTGGGGTTGAGGATCTTCTCAGTAAGTCTTTGAACGTAGAGGACTATGTTTATGGGATTAAAAAGTTAGCATCGAAGTAGCATGTTTTTGCTTCAGTACGAGAAGGCGGTTTTGGAATGGTTTCATGCAGCGTATCCTCCGTTGCGTGAAGCCATTTACGCTTCCGACATAGATAAGCTTTTGGCGTTGGACGATCATCTTAAGTATCCGTCGTTGGTTTACAGCCGTGAGGATGCTGATCTCACGTTGCCGAAGGCTTACGACTCGTACTGCACTACTGCTGACGGCACTTTGGAGCACATGCGGGCTTTTCCTTTCGAGCAGATTTACGACGCTAAGCTTGTCGTCGAGAAGCAGGAGGACATCTGGCGTGTTGCTAATACTATTCGTCAGCGGTGGTCTTATGACTCCTACGCTCATATTCTCCATCCGGACGATGACTGGCATCTAGACGTAGGCATGAGGTTACTTCGGTTCCGTGTTGAGAGCGAGCGTGACAACTTGGACCGGAAGGGTGCCCGGCGCGTGCTTCATATGCGCTGGCGTTCGAGTTTGATTCTTGAAGATTATGATGAAGCCCATCGTTGGGCCGGCTACCGTCTTTGGCTTGTTCCTAACGGTGTTATGGCGGAGAAGTATCTCATTGCGGAGGGTCCGCTTCCCATTGGCGGGGTTATTCCCGACGAGCCGCCTATGGTCGAGGGTACTATCTCGAAGGCGTAGCTTTTATACGTATATGTTTTTGCAAGGGGTTTGTCCTTGCGACCTTGTAATTTTCATTCATACTTATTGAAGCGGTGACTTAGGTTGCTGCTTCTTTTGTTGTGATTGTATACGTATTGTCTTTATATGTATCGGGGTATTATCTATCTGCGGACTTCGCCGTCGGTTAAGTACTATGTTGGTCTGACCACGAATGCGACTAAGCGTCAGGAGCATTGGTTAAATACCAAGCGCGATTACGGTGGTTATCTCATCCGTGATGCCCGGAAGCGCTATCCGCCGGAGACGTGGGGTTACATGGTTTTGGCGGAGGTTTTCAGCCCATCGCGGACCGATCTTATGGTTTGGCTTAACGCGCTGGAGGTCTATTTCATTTGGCGCTATGACTCCAATAATCCGGAGCATGGTTATAACCTCACACGTGGAGGCGAGGGTCGTCTTGGTTATAAGTGTCGTCCGGAGGTTAAAGCGCGCCTTTCGGCCTTGTACAAGGGTCGCCCGCTTTCTGAGGAGACGAAGGCGAAGATCTCTCGTGCGGCTAAGGGTCGCAAAGTTTCGGAGGAGGCACGACGGAAGATGTCTGCTTCGCGGAAGGGTAGGAAGCATTCAGAGGCAGCTAGGCGTGCGATGTCTTTAGCTTTGCGTGGGGTTCCGCATCATGCAGGCACAGGGCTTATTCTATCAGCGATCCACAAGGGGCGCAAACTTGATCCATCTCATGCTGCTAAGTTGCATGCTGCCACTAGGAAGGCGGTATTACAGTATTCGCTTGCGGGTGAGTTGTTGGCGGAGTTTGACAGTGCTGCTACGGCGAGTGCTGTACTGGGAGTTTGTAATGGTCCTATTAGTCAGTGTTGTCGTGGTACTTTAAAGACGGCTTATGGATTTAAGTGGGTTTTTAAACATCCGCAGCGGGAGTTGCCGGGGTCTCGTTCTGTTCGTCATGTGGGTCAGTTCAGCTTGAGTGGTGAGTTGCTGCATGTTTATCCGTCTGCAGCAGAAGCCGCTAGAGCGACTTCTGGTCTTGTATATGGCATTCGGGGTTGTTGTCGTGGGGAGCATATTACGTCGGGTGGTTTCCGTTGGCATTATGTACATAAAGATACTCATGCAATTATATATCCCATAAATAAATAACTGGTTTACAATCATGGGAAAGAGCGCAAATCCCTTAATTTCAGTGCAATACACCGGTGCAACCAACTACGTCGAGGCTTCGAGTACTGACGACGTGATGGGTATGGTTATGGATGCCAACTGGGGTCCTTGTGGGACACCTGTTGTCTGCAATAGTACCACTTTCCGTTCTATTTTCAATCCTCAGGGTTTGGGTCGTTTGAATGGCACGCTTGCCACGGCGCTTCGTGCTTTCGAGAAGAATCAGTCTTACATCGAGGTTGTCCGCTTGGGCAGTAAGGAGAATTGGCTGTTTGTGTATATTACGAGTGCCGGTGCAGTAGGTACTTATTCGTATCCTTATAGTACCGATTCCTCGGCTATTGACTTCTCGGGCGTAGCTACGGCTATCGAGACTTCGTTTGAGGGCGATTCTAAACCTACGGTTCAGGCTCTGTTCCGTCTTCGCTATCCGGGCGGCTTCCCTGCTCAGATTACTTTGTCGGCGTCGCCTAAGACGTTCTTGGGCACCCAGATGTATAGTCTGGAGCTTGCAGCTTATTCGGGTCAGACTTACACTACTGCAGGTGCTTCGGCTCGTGGTAAGAGTACGAAGGCTTCGGGTGCTACGGCGCAGCCGTCTTTCACCAATATCCTTGAGACCTTGACTTTCTCGCTTGTGGACTTGACCTACAACGGTGTTTCGTATAATTACGCTGATGTCATTACGAATGACTCTACGTACTTTGTTTCGGACGTTGCGTGGGCTGCGGGTAAGTCTGTTAGTGTTGCTTTGACGAACGCGCCGTTCGCATACACAGTTGCTGATGCGGAGATTCCGGGCATTGCTTCTCCTTCTTCTACAGTTCCGGCTTACGTGGCAGATGACTTCGTCGCAGCCTACGAGCTTTTCAAGGATCGTGACATTTCGTCGTCTACGGAGTTGGTTAATAGTTACCTTTGGGATGCTTATCTGGAAGGCAATAGCGATCCTGTTTTTGATTCCTCTGCGGGTCCGGGTGCAGTCATGACTAAGATGTCTGAGATCGCCGAGCTTCGTCAGGACTGCTGCGCCTTGCTTGGCTTCCCTACGACGGTTAATTCGTCTGCGTGGATCAATCCTAACGAAGTTAATTGGGAGACTACTACCCGTACGAATGCTCGCACTTGGTTCGACGCTATTGCTTATGCGGGTCTGAACATGCACTCGTTCGGCATCGTTGGTTGGGAGCGCTATACGCTTCGTACTACGATGGGCGTTAAGGTTTATAACCTTGACTGTACTGCAGGGTGGTGTGGACGTATTAGTGCTGTTGCTGCTTCTACTCGCAATCGGAACCAGCTTCCGTCTTACAAGGCTTATGGTACTTACCCGTCGACGCTTGTTCGGACTATGAGCTTTGAGAATGTCGTTGAGATGCATAAGGAGGACGGTATTGGTTCTGTTTATAGCACTGCTACGGGTAACTTCATCTTTGACGTGAAGGGTCTCTACGGAGTCGGCACTTCCTACTTTGCTCAGGCGAACGTTATGCGTGTCATCGAGTTATTGCTTAGTAATAGCTACGACATCATTGAGCAAGTTATCCATACGGACGTTGCCGCTAACAAGGCTTCACGTGTTGACCTTGAGGGTCGTATGAACACAATGCTTGGCTGGTTTATCTCTCGCAATGAGCTTAAGGCCGAGTCGTATGTTGATATTGGGGATTCTTTGAACAGCGATGATCTGACGAACGGCGGTGAGTACTTGAATATTAACATTGTCTGCTACTTCTTGAAGTTGACGCAGGGTGTTAATATTAACATCATCGCCCGTGATGGTAGTGTTAGTTCGTCTGTTTCGATGGTTAATTAATAAAAATCTTTGGTTGTCCTATGACACGTAAAATACAGACTTTCACGGGTATCATCACGAACCCGATGAACATTCACAACTTCGCGTTGTCCATTCCGGGTTTTGAGGATTACAGCATCACGGTTCAGAGCACGTCGTTTCCGTCGGACTCTCTCCGTCAGACGCGGTTGTACGTTGCGGGCGAGGAGATTCGCTATCCTACGGTTGCTCAGAATTCGGGCACGTGGCAGTTTGTTGTTCCGGAGACGGACGACGGTACTATCAGTTCCATTCTGGATGGCATCCGTTCTGAGATTTGGAATCAGCTTACGGGTGGTTTGACGGTTGATCCTACGCAGTGGCGTGACATTGGTGTCATTGCCCGGGACCTCAATAGTAACGAGTCTTTCGAGGTCATTTTGCATGGTGCGTGGCTTGCGGGCCGTGGTGACGTTCAGCTTAATCAGGCTGCCCCGGAGACCAACTGGCAGTGGCAGTATCAGTTCATTTACCAGTGGCTTGAGAATAAGAACCTTCGTGGGTTGTAGTTCCGGGTATATTTATCCACTTCTAGGAGGCTGTGGGCGTGGGTTGTAGTGTCCCACCTCACAGCTTCCTTTTTTAGTTTGAGGATCGCATGAGTATTAAGATTTCTGCTTTCACTGCTGCCATTCCTGCTCCTTTGACGAAGCGGGATATTACGATGGTGTGGCCTAATTTACCTCAGTCTATGTTTCTTGTTCAGTCGTTGACTTTTCCTACTGAGCAGTATGCTAAGGTTGAGGTTCCGGTTCGTGGTGTTTCTGTTCAGCTTCCGACACAGGTTTTCCAGTCGGGGGACTGGTCTTTCGAGGTTCCGGATAGTAGGTTCACGGCAGTTCGTTATGAGATTGAGCGTGCTTACTACGAGCAGCGTCTTCATAATATTCATCTTATTATGGGTGATGTCTCCAATGTTCTCAACATAGGGAGTGGTGCTTCGTTCTTTAGTAATCTTTTGAATGTAGCATCTGCTGCTGCATCTACGTTGCTTACGGCTTGCACCTTGTGCGATGCTTTTATTACGGACATCGATCCGGTCCAGTTTTCCGTTGCGGGTTCCGCGGGTGATCCTGTTTTGTGGTCGGTGAAGGTTCACTATACGTACATTACGAAATTGACTAACGTGGGGTAGAGTTATGGGTCGTTTAAGTACTTTGGTTCAGCGTGCTGTTGCTTCGCGTCGTGAGTTCATGAGTCTTTCGGCTTCGGGAGGTTCCTCCGGTACTCGTCATGTCATTGCTCCGCTTTTGCAGGGTGACTTTCGTCTTACGTTTGTGGACGGTAATGACAGTTCTTTGCAGTGGCATTCCACGGATTTCCTTTTGACGAGTTTGAGCGGTCCGAGTGCTACGTTGTCATGGTCCCCGCATAGCTCGATCTTGGGAGTTTCTATGCCGTCCATTTCTCAGGATTACCTGACTATCAACTTCTATGTTTCCGGCGACCCGGATTATACTCGCGCTAGTTTCCCGTCTTTGTTTTTGTATAATGACCAGTTTGCACCTAATGGGGCTTTGCGCTTGCCGTCTTCGGAGTACTTTGCGTTCCCGTCGTCCACTGGTGGTAGGTTTCGGGATTCTACGTTAGCCTTCGAGGATGCGATTAATTCAGAGTTCGGGGACTTGGGTCGTCCTTTTGTTCGTCCGACGATAATCCTTTATGCTCTTTACCGTCCGAGTGCGGGTGGTAGCTCTATGGAGGATACACCTATTGAGCTTTGTAGGTTCGAGGGCTGCGTTTTTGGGACGCCTAAGCCTGCTGTGAATCCGTCTGCGGTTGCTCCTATGACTTGGTCACAGCAAATAGGTTACCGTTTCGTTGTTTGGCAGGACGGTACGTTCTTGGGTAAGGCTATTTCGAAGGCCGAGCACCTTCGTTCTTTCCATGTCACGTCTTCAAATTAATTTTGGTAAGGCGATTACATACAATTTTACACAACTGTTTGCAATAAACGTAAAATAATTGTAACTTGCTGTCATGCATAAAGTATTCAAATATCGCATTTATCCGAACAAGGCTCAGCAGTCCTTGCTCCAAGTGACGTTTGGATGTTGCCGCTTCGTGTATAATAAAACACTTGATATTAGGAAGACGGCTTACGAAACCGACAAGACGAAGCTTAGTAAGTTTGACCTCATCAAGAGATTAAAGCCACTTAAAGATGAATTCCCGTGGCTGCGCGACGTGCCGCATGTATGCTTGCCGCAAGCCGTCTACAACATGGATAGAGCTTACCAGAACTTCCTTAAGTCCGACAAAGGCTATCCGAAGTTCAAGACGAAGCATCGCAGCCGCAAATCTTGCAAATTCCCGTATCCGTTCTGTGATGTGCTTCAAGAGCAAGCGCGGCTCAAGTTTTCTAAATTAGGTTTAGTCAAGTACAAGAAAGATCGGGAGTTCGTTGGTACTTTACGACACATTGTGGTTACGCAAGACAGCGATGGTAAGTACTACGCTTCATGTTTGGTGGAGACTACTACGGAGATTCCGGAACCGCAACCTGTCGATGCCAGTACTACGGTCGGTATCGACTTAGGACTTAAAGACTTTATCGTCACGTCGGACGGACACAAGATACCTAATCCACGTTTCTACGCTACTATCGACCGTCGTATAGCACGCTTGCAGAAGCACGAAGCTAGAAAGACAAAAGGGTCTAAGCGCCGTGCACACATCCGGCTGAAGATTAACAAACTCTATATTAAGAAACGCAATTTAATTAAAAATTATATTTACCATGTTGCCAAGACGTTACTGCGTGAAAGCCAAACGCTAGTAATGGAAGACCTTAATATTGTCGGCATGGTTAAGAATCATAAGTTAGCTAAATCCATTCAGAACATTTGTTGGGGCGAGCTTCGCAGAGTGTTAGAGTATAAGTCGAAGTGGCTTGGTCACAATCTTATTTTCATAGATCGTTGGGCGCCGAGTACAAAGACTTGTAGTTGTTGTGGTTTTCACAATTCTACGTTAACACTTTCAGATCGTTCATGGATGTGTCCGGGTTGCGGTACACAACACGACAGAGATGTTAATGCCGCGCTTAACATCAAGCGTATGGGTTTAGAAACATTACTGCCCGCGGTGAGCGGGTTTGACGGACGTGGAGAGGTCGGTTACGGCTTCGACGAAGCGTCAATATGTGCGAGTTATTAATTGTATATAATCACCTTTCATATGATAGTTCAGCTTCCGTCTAATGGTATCTTTGGTCTCACGCAGACTGTTTTAAACACGCCGCTTGTCGGTCATCTTTCCCAGCTTGCTTCTACGGATTACACGGAGGAGCAGATTCGTCAGGAGTTTGTTCGTATGCTTCTGGCTCACCCGGAGGACCTTGAGCGCATGACTATCTGCGACCGCGATTACTTGTTCATGATCGCTGCGTCGGGTGTTTGTATGAACCAGATCACTACGGACTTTGTTTGTCCTGTATGTAAGGATGGTGGCAAGGACGTTGTCAGCTCTGTTGTTTATGACATTACTCAGCAGGAGGTTATTGAGCTTGCGCCTAAGACGCCGTCGGAGGTTAAGAAGACTTGGGATGACTTGGGTACGGAGTATACTTATCGTATTCTCCGTGCTTCGGACGAGGAGCGCTTGGTCGAGTACGCTTTATCCGACTACGATCATTACAGTCTTCGTTATGAGCAGGCTTTCATGGCTGCTACGCTTGGTCAGGATTGTAGTGATAACGAGGCTATTGCTAAAGGTATTGATGTTATTAGTCAGTATCCATTGGCGGTCTATTTCTCGGCGTTGTTGTTCACGCAGGTTGCGTTTCATGGTGTTCGACCTAGTGTAATGGGTAAGTGCCATGAGTGCGGTCGTGATGTTAAGGTTTTGGTTCCTTTTGGGGATACGGTTAAGATGTTAGACTCTGCCCGTCTTGTCAACCGTTTCTCTCAGATTTCACATATGGTTGACTTCAAGTCTTTCTTGGAGCTTTCTATGCCTATGCTTGCGCAGTTTGAGGCGAATGCGCGTGCTCAGGCTAAGTAGTGGTGTTGTTATATGGCGTCGGACGAGAAGTTTAAAATTAGCGGCCTGAATGCCGCACTGGATGAGTATTTGGAGAAGATTGACAAGGTCAATCTTAGCCGCAAGGACCTTCTTGCCAACAAGGAGCTTCTGGAGGATTCCTTGAAGTTGCTGGCTTCGCTGGATGATAAGATGAAGACGATTGAGTCTTCGTCTGCTTCGTCTTCCGAGAAGTCAGCCCGCTTAGCTTTGCTTGATAGCATCCGTTCTAACGTCATGTCGGGGAAGCCCGTTGATTCGTTGCTTACACAGGAGTCTCGTGTTTCGGATTTAGCACGCCGGGGTTCGGGTGCTGCATCGTTTCCGCGCATTTCCTCTAGTGAGCGTGTTGGTCTTCTGAGTGTTTCGGAGCGTGTTGCCGCCGCGGGGTTAGGTTCTACGCTTGGGGGCTTGTCTCCGCGCCAGATTGATGCTATGCTTTCGTGGGCTACCCGTTCGGGTGGTGGTCCGTCGCGGTCCGGCATGAGTGCTGCTTTGCAGTCGAGTGCTTTCGAGCTTGGTAGTGGCTTGACTTCGGGCGGCACGTGGGATCGCCTTCGTTCCTCGTCTGATGATCATCTTATAGACTCTTTGGACGAGGCTGAGCGTGAGGAGAAGTTCGATCAGTCGGTGGCTACTATTCAGACTACGTCGGATGCGATCCTTGCTTCTTTGGGCAAGCCTACGAAGGGTGCTCCTGCGCGTCTTGAGTTCCGCCAGCCTAAGCCGTCTAAGAGCGGTCGTGGTGATTGGTGGTCTACCTTGAAGTTGCTGGGCGGCATTGCGGGGACGGTTGGTGTTCTGTATGGTCTTTTCAGCAACCAGAAGGTTCAGCAGTGGTTGAACGATGTTCTTCTCAATCCGGATAAGTGGAAGGAGTGGGGCGATAAGATAGATGCTATCTGGAATCGTCTTGGTGATGTATTCAACTTGGTTATGTCTTCTACCAAGTCTACTCGTGATGCTACTGTTGCTTCCGCTAATGCGGGGTACGAGCTTTATAAGAGCATGGACTCCGATTTGCAGGGTTATGTTAATAGCTTCAATAGGGATGTTGGAGGTATGCAGCCGATGCGCGTTCTTGGCTTATCGGACATTGATCGTTCTGTTGCTGCGTCGGGGGTTGACGAGGCTTTGTCTGCTGCTGCTAAGTTAGGGTTTGGTGCTTTGGGTGCAGGTGTTGTACTGAAGAAGGGTTTATCTGCCTTGTACGCTGGTGGTCCTGCGAGTGCTGCTGCTTTGGCGTTGTTCTCCATTAAGGCGTGGTCTGAGATTAAGGAGACTCAGCGCAAGACTTTTAATATTGTCTCTGCCGCGTGGGCCGTTGAGCATGGTTTAGCTGCGGCTTATCTTTTTACCGAGGGTTCGGGGTCTTCTCCGTCATTGGTTGCTTTGGGCAAGATCGAGGATGCTTCCGGGACTACTTCTTATGATTCTTTGTCTCCACAAGAGCAGATGGGCTATTCTACGTCGTTGTTGCTTCAGGTTGAGTCGGAGCGTCAGCGGTCTAATTCATATGCTTTGCTGTCTTCAGCTTTTTCCTCCAATCCTGCTATGTACGCTGAGCTGGTCTTGGGTAAGACCGGGTTATCGACCGACGCTGCTCGTGGTGAGCTTATGGATTGGCTGAGTAAGTCTTCTCCGGAGGAGCGTCGTGCTTTCCTTGCTCAGCATCCTGAGATTTATCGGATGATTACGAGTGGTAACGTTGGTCTTGAGCTTGGTCGCCCTGCAGATTATTTAGGTCGTGCAGATGGTATGTATTCCCATTTGTTCTTTAATACTGTAGACAGTGCTATGGCTGCGAGTGCTCAGGGTTATGAAGGTGGTGAGTCAGACCCAGCCTTTGTAGAGGCTTGGGATAAGATCGCCCGTGGTGAGGTTAACGTAGCCCCGTCCGGTAGCGGCTTGCTTCGCACTGCGGATATGCAGCGTCAGTATGATGCTATGCGTGACCCGAGTGTGGTAGGTTATCAGACTGCGGCTGCATTCAATATTATGAGTTTTTTTGCAGGTGATAATGTGGATGCTGGGATAATGAAGCTGGGTATGAAGGGTGCTACGGGTCGCCGTGCATCTGCAGGAGCTTTGGCAGACTTCCAGCGTGCTCTGGCGTTGCGCAACATTCGTCTTCGTGGGGGTGACTCTGCGGTGGTGCCTGAACTTCAGCTTTCCACTTTCTTGCCTAGTATTGCGGGGTCTATACAGTCCACGCCGAGTTCTGCTGCTCCGAAGCTTGAGGAGTATGTTTCTGCTTCCGATTTGAAGTTGGACGCTTTACTGTACAAGGTTGACACTTTAACCCATCAGTTGGATGTCCTTCGAGAGTCTAGGGCATCATCTCCGTCGTCCTCTGAGGGTTCCGGCAATGCTACTATGGTCAATAACAACTCTACTACGGTTATTCGTACCGCTAATGATCCTACAGGGTCCATGTAATGCTGAGGGCAGAGGTTGACATACAGGGTGCGGGTGTCGATGCTTTTCTGGCTCTCTCCGCAGAGACGCTGCAGGTCTGGGCTGCGGCTATGGCCCAACTGTCTTCGGAGGACGTTGCAGATGCTGAGTTGCCTGCCATGTCCCCGTCTGCCTTACGTGCCTATGTTGAGTCTCATGACATAGATGATGTTGCGGATGATGCCGAGCGTTCTGCTTCTGCGGATGATGACGAGGATGGCGGCGGGGTTCTAGGCTGGCTTCTGCGTCGTGCGGGGAGTGCTGCTATTCCTGCGTCGGTTAAGGCGGGTCTTGCTCTTTTGGATATTGTGATGTCTGTAGGTCAGGCTGCTTTGTGGGGTTTTCTCCTGTTTGGCGGCTTTAAATTGATCCACCGGGCATCTACTGCCAAGTTGAAGATTGACGGCTCAGAATCGGATTTTACGACAGAGTTGGCTTTGGTTCCTACATGGTTCTCGGAGCTTGCCTCCGGTTCCGGTGGTGGTGCAGTTGTTCGTGGCACTCGCGCCTACTCGGAGGTTCAGGGTTATGTTGGCTCTGAGTTATATAAGCTTCTTGTCGGTGTGGAATATGCTCGTGAGGATAAGGGTGTTGTTTCTACGGAGTACGGCGTTATTGACTCACTTCATAGTAGACCTCACTCGGGTCTTGACTTACGTATTAGTGGCGGCACTCCTTTGCGGTCCTTAGGCGATGGTGTTGTGACCCGCGTATGGGAGGGTGGTTCAGGAGGCAAATCGCTCCAGATTACGCTTGATAGCGGCATAGTGGTAGGCATGGTTCACCTGCAGGACAATTCGCTTGTTCCGGTGGGTACACGTGTCCGTAAAGGGGACGTTGTAGCCATTTCCGGTAATACAGGTTCACACACTACAGGCGCTCATCTTCATATTACTTTCCGGCGTGTTTCAGATATGGGTTCTACAGTTAACCCTGCTTCTATCATGCCGGAGTTAGGCATTTCAGTTCCTATGGCACAGACATCTTCTTTTCCAGCAGACAGACAGGCCTCGGGTTACTCTATTACTCTGGGTTCCTCCTTAGCTAAGAACGCTTATAACTTGACAGGTTTACAGGCTTTCGGCACACAGTGGAAAGGCAAGTCGGGTACGGTTCAAGCTTCTGGGGGTCGTGTTTTCGAGCGCTTCACTTCTCCGGAGTGGAGTCTTCGTGCTACTATGGGTACTCTTTTGAATTACCAGACTCGGAAGGATATTTCCCGGTCTGGTGGCACTTGGACTACCATTGGTGATATTTCCCGCATGTATGTAGGTGGGGGTTACACGAACCGTCCGGCTTACGAGGGGGATGATATTGTTCAGTATGCCCACAACATTTCGGAGTTCTCTGGTTATGGTGTTGATGAGCGCATTGATGTTCGTCGGCCGGAGGTTATTGAGAAGCTCACACAGGCTATTGCACGTCAGGAGTCTTTTTCGATTGTTTCGGATACCGCTATTAAGCAGGTTCGCGCCGTTGCTTTCAATGACTTCTCGTCGGCAGTGAATAAGCAGGATGTTCCGGGGCTTAGTTCCAACTACCAGAAGTTTTAATGGGCATATACGTATATGTAGGGACTTACTATTTTATGATGATGATGACAGGCCGGGGCTTTCTCCGGCCTTCGTTGTGGTTTCTGAGGGTTCTGGGGGTTGTGGGCTGTGTGTTGTGGGCTGTGGGGTTGTGTGTATGTTCCGGCTGGCTGCGTCCTTCGTTGTAGGTTCCGGGTTTGGGTTAGGGTTGTGTGGTGTTTTGTCCTTCGTCGTAGTTTTTTTTTTTTGTTTGTGTTCTGTTTGTTTGCTGCTGTTCTGGCTTTAAGCAATTATATATCCCATAAATTGGTTTATCGATGTCGTTGAGTGTCCAACAGATCCGGGATTTGAATAAGATACGGCTTTTTGTTACGAGCTGTAGTGATCCTGCGGGTGAGTATTCCGATGGTAGTTCAAGCACTGCGGGTGTCTGGAGCTTCGGGATGTACTCGGAGGGTGGTCTTGGTCTTGAGGCACCTATCAAGACGACGTCTGTCTTCGGTGCGCTTCCGGGTAGTGGCTTCGGTGATACTATTGTTGGTCAGACTTTGGGTTCTGCGCTTCAGGTTGGCTGGGGTTTGGTTCCTCAGGTTGACTATCCACATAAGTTTAAGTTTCAGGGTAGCGAGCCTTTGAGTTTTAGTGTTAAGTGCTACTTGGTTTTGGAGACGAGCGTGCAGCATGATTTCTTTGCCCCTTTGCTTCGGTTGTTTTTCCTTACTTACCCTCGTCGTACTACCGATCCTGCTTCGGGTGCTGCTATTAGTGTTCAGGATTGGTTCCGTGATCATGCTTCGGAGTTGGACGCTTCTATTCAGGATTGGATTTCGGCCTTAAATACTCCGTCTACACGTAATATTTACGATTTTCTCAGTAAGCTTTCGTCGGGCGCTGCGGACGCTGTTTCTGGTGTTGCGGACTTCGTTGATAAGTATGTAGGTAGTGTTTATCCTTTGGTTACGCCTCCTACGTTTCGGACTAGGGGTAGTAATACACCTAGTCGTTTTCCGTGGGGTGGTGCGGTAAGATATTATCAGACTTCGGGTAGCGGTTTGGCTTTGGGTTACGGTCGGACTTATGTTGACGATGTTTTCATCCGTAGTTTGAGCGTTCGCATTCCAGATCTGTATTATGACGGTGGTTTTCCGCAGGTCATCGAGGTTAACCTGTCGTTTGAGACGTTGCGAGTTGCTACCGCAGATATGCTTTATGGTGCGGTTACGGGTCGTCTTTAGTTTTTAATTTTTTTTTGTCATGACTATCGAGGAGGCGTATCAGAGTTACGGGAGTCTTACGTATGAGACGAGTGTCGGGTGCAATCTGTTATGGTTGTGCCGTGAGTTGTACGGGAGTGATTCTAGTTATTACCGCAGGATTCTTCGCGTATTGAATCCTCGTATTAACTGGCTTTCTATTCCTAGCGGTGTTTCTATAAGTTATCTGAGTCCGGACATTGTTTCGGGCTTGAGTTTGCAGTAGGGGTCTATGTTATGAGTTATCTGATCTTACGTGTTGGTTCCTTGGAGTTTACGCCTACGAGTTGGAGCTTCGAGGAGAGTGTTTGGAAGTACTGCCCTGAGTTACGGTTCACGCTTCGTTCTGCTTTGCCTAGTGACGTTTTCACGTTTGGGGACAGCGACGTTTCATGGGTTGTTATTTCGTGCGTGGGGTCTGGGGACGATAAGTATGACTACGTATGCTATCCTAAGAGCTTCTGGGATCAGTGTAACGTTGTTAGCGACTGCGTTAATGGTGATTACACGTTGCCGGAGTTGTGTAGTGTTCTGGGTCTTCCTTTTTATAATGGTCATAGTGGTAGTAGCTTTTCGCGCTTCCGCTGGGTTCTGCCACGTCTTCGTGGTATTAAGTTGCTTGATGCCTTGACGCTTGGGGGCGCCTGCCTCGGTGGTGGTTGTAGTACTTTGCATTACGACGCTTCTGGGGGTTATATTTTCAACGATCTGTTATTGTGGAGTTCTAGTGATCTTAGTAGCAGTAGATTTAGCTTTTTAGGCCGAGGTGGTAGTCCTAGTCTTGACCGTGGTTGGCAGACGGATGTTCCGGGGGTTGTTGACTTTTACTTCGATGGTGATGGTGGCGTTGGTTCGCTTCGTCGTGAGCTTTTTCGTGGTGGGAGCGGCGTTGGCGGCTTTCATCTGTATATGAGTAATGACAGCGTTTGTGAGCGTCGCGTTTGGGAGAGCCGTAATCGTTTCTGGCGTTCCTTCTTCCGTGGTAGCTTGGTCCAGTTTAGCGGTGTCCAGATTGTCGGGGGTTATATCGGTGTTGGGTGCTTGTGTCGCCATATGGACGCCGTAGGCGAGTCGGGGCGTGGTTACATCTGCTGTGGTTATCGTATTGCTTATAGTGGTTCTGTTCAGGATATAACGCTGGATTGCGTTTTGGTTTGATTTGTCCTTCGTTGTAGGTTTGTGAGTTGTTCTCCTTATTTGTTGTAGGGATGTTGATAAAGGCTTTGGTTGTAGGCGGTAGTTCTAGTGATCCGTCTGGTGAGGGTCGTGTTGAGCTACGGAGTTCTAATGTCTGGGATCGGAGTTTGCGTATTCCGGTTGTTGGTAATGCGCCTTTGAATGAGGGTGACGTTGTCTTTGTCGATGTTAGTAATGGCTACGACAGTCCTTTGGTTTTAGGTCGTAGCCGTGACGGTTCATGGAGTACGCATGCTACGGCTTCTGCTTCGGGTTATAACGTTCTGTGGGAGAGCGTGAGTAGTGACGGTTCTACATGGGGTGTTGCGTACACTGTAGGTTCCTCGTTTGTTTATGAGAATAGCAGTGGTTTTGTTTTTCGGAGCACGGATGGTAATGTTGTAGTGCACGATGGTTCTAATCGTGGCGTTGTTAACATTGCGTCTTTGGAGTCCTTCATGCAGGCGGTATTGAAGGATTTGGTTGCAGTTGGTAGTGGTACCAATACGGTTTCTTACTTTGGCAAGGAGTACTACGAGTTGGAGGATAAGACGTTCACGCATTAATTGGGGGTGGTTATGGCAGTTCCTTTTGGTTTGGATGTTGATGTTTGTATCGACGCTAAGTATTCGGCGTCTTTGGATAAGTCGGAGGAGAGTGTTCCGGACGATCCTGAGGAGGGTAAGCGTCGTCGTTCTGCGCTGCGCGAGATGATCAAGGACGCGGCGAAGGATTACATTAATCGCAAGTTGGATAAGCTTGACTCGCAGTGGGAGAAGTTAGGCGACTCTCTCTCTAAGGTTAAATCCTCCGCGGAGACGGTTTTGACGGGTTCTGCGACGGGTACCGCGACGGAGGCTGCGGGTATCGCTTTGACGGGTCCTCCGACTACTCCGGCTTCTCCAGCAGGTGCGGGTATTAAGCTTGCGGGCAGTGGTCTTCGTCAGGCTGCTTCGGGTGCTAAGGACTCTTTGGGTGCCGCCTTGAATGATGCCTCGGTCTTGCTTGGTGACTGCCGTGACTTGTGCGACGAGCTTGGGGTTACGCAGTTGCCTGCCGTGTCTAATGGTCTAGCTACTATTGAGAATCCCATTAGTGTTGCCGCAGCCGCCATTTCGGCTATTCCTTGATGGGGTTGTATGGTTTTTGTGGTCTAAGCCTCCGCGGTCCAGTTGTGCCGCTGCGGGGGCTTTTTGGTTTTGTGCAATTATATATCCCATAAATCGATGCTTCATGGATTTTCCGTTGGTTTTGTCGGACACTTCTACGTTGAGTTTCGTCTATGGTTATGACGAGCTTAAGCAGGCTTTGTACTTGCTGTTGAAGACGTGGTATGGTCGCTTTCTGCAGAGTCCTGTTATAGGTTCCCGTGTTTCGCCGCACGTTGTCGAGGAGCTTACGTTGCGTGCGGGTATTTCGGCTACGATCACGCAGTTGCGTGGTTGTACTTGTGAGGACGTCCGTGTTAGTGGTGATAACGTTGTTGTCCGTGTTTCCTACGGTGGTTGCCTTGATGATTTTGAGTATTCGCTGAGTTCGTTTAACTAATTGTCTATAATTGCATGGCTCGTCCTATAGAGGAGATATATAATTCGCTTGTATCGAAGGTTTCGTCGCAGAGTGGTTCTTCGTGGTCTTCGTTGAAGGACAGTATGGTTGGCAAGGAGCTTTTGTGGTTCGGTGCTAACATTGAGTCGGATGCTGAGGTTCTGAGTGATGCTGTTAATGGTGTTGTATCGCTTGCCCGGTATAGTGCCGATCAGCTTATCTCGTATGCTTACACGCAGGATGTTCCTTTGGACTTGAGCCGTCCGTCGTCGGTTAAGGTTGGGTTCCGTGGTCTTCCGGGCGGTCGTGCGGTTGTGTGTGCGCCTTTCCAGTTGTGCCTTACGATTGGGACGCTTTCGTTCTATAATATCGAGTACTGCCGCACGGATTCGGAGGTTACTCTTTATCAGGGTATCCCTATGCAGATGCTTTCGGGTTCGTCTATGGTCCTTCCTTTTACGGTTCCGGGAAACCGTGTTACGCCGTGGAAGTTGTACTTGGAGCTTCAGTCGGGTTCTTTCCAGAGCAGTTACGTTAAGTTGGGTTCGGATGTTCTGTCTTCCAGTGTCTGGGTTTTCGCTCAGGCCCAGAGTAGCTCTACGAGTGACGTTGTGAGTCCGGTCTTTCCTTATACGAGTTATAATGCGTCTTTGTCGTCTCCGCAGGCTAAGTTGTACAAGGTCCGTGCCTTGTGGGATTATACGACGTGCGTTCTGTTCGGTGATAGTAACTGGGCGCAGCCTGTTTTGCCGTCGCAGTATAATTATACGGTTGTTTGGCTTCAGGGGACCTATAATAGGTTCACTGTATCTTCGGGCAGTCGCCTTGAGGTTACGACGCCGAGTTATACGGGTTCTTTGCCGCTTTTGTCGTCTTCGGACTCCACGGATCTTGGGTTCTATGTTTCGTCGTCACAGGATGGCGAGACGCAGTCGTTATCATATGCCCGCAATTACCTTCTTAGTGAGGTTTTCAAGAATTCGGGTATTGTCACAGAGTCCCAGATTCGTAATTTCGTATTGAGCTTTCCTAGTGTCCAGAGTTGCTGGCTTGATGTTTCTCCGGGAGTTATTTCCATTTATGTTAAGCCCACGCATGAGGGCGATAGTGCCTTTGAGTTCTTGATGGATTACTTGTATCAGTACGGGGTTCCGGGTCCTAAGTATAGCACTAGTGTCTCCCAGCCGTTGCTGTTCACGGTTGTTCTGCATGATGTTAGTAGTGCTGGTTCGAGCCAGCTTCCACGTGCTATGTCTTTGCTTCGTGAGTTGTACTCGTACGATAATGTCACGTTGTCGACACAGGTTTCGAGTGCTTTGCTCCAGCAGGAGCTTACGTTGCAGGGTATCTCGGGTATTACGGCTACGATTCGTGCCATTGAGGAGCTTACGGAGGAGGTTTCGAACTCTTTGGTTCTGCGGTCTTTGCCGTCGGAGGGTACTATTGTGCTGTACGACGCTTCGGGGCTTGTTTTGGGCTTTGACTCTACGGGCCGCTTTAAGGAGTATGTGATCTTAGATTCCGGCCTTAGTAACGCCTTGAACGCTGCCGATGTTTCGATGTCGGGTTTGGGTGATTACGTTTGGCTTGGCGGGGGCAGCGTAAGTTACTTGGTATCGCTGGATGATGGGCGCCTTCTTCTTTCGGACTCGTCTGTAGCGCTTCCGCCTTTGTCGGCATCTTTTGCTCCTTATGGTAGTGGCTTGTACGCTATGTGGTATGATGGGGTCGATAATGGTACGGATGCTAAGCTTGTTCGTTTGTATCAGGATTCGAGTGTTTTCCATTCGGGTAAGTATTCTATCTTCTCTCATCCGTCGTATGTTACTCCGCTTTCTAACGGTGTCGGGGGTGTTGACTTCGTAGTTCGTCCCGATTCGTCGTTTACGGTTAACGGTGTTCTTGGTGTTAGTGGTTCGGGGCCGTCTTCGGATAGCCTTATTTGCTCTGTCACCTCTACTCAGAGTGTTACGGTCGGTGAGTCTACTTATTATCCTAGTGGTCTTGCTCGCTACCGCCGCACGGGCAGCAATTATTACTATGACTTGACGTTGTTGTTGTCTGCTACTCCTGCATCTTATGTGAATGCTTCGGCTTTTTATAATGGGGTATGGTATATGCCTTTGACGGATATGTCTTCGTCGGAGGCGGGTCTTACGGGCTTTGACATCTATGCTCCAGATGGGTCTTCTATTGGTGACGGTAGTTCCAACTGGTCTAAGAGCCTTAGCTTGACTATGCTTAATGCAGGTGTTGGGTCTTTGGAGGGTGCTACACCTTTGTCGCTTCGTGTTGTTGATCCGTCTACGATGTATGCGTTGTATACACGTGGTTCGGGTGACAGTTTGAAGTACTACTTCGGTGTTGTTTACTTCGTCATTTCCGTTTCGGAGTCTTCGGAGTTCCGTTACAGATTGATCTCGGAGGTTGAGTTCGGTGCTTCGGCTTACCCGTCTTCTATTTTGTCTGCTTCGAGTGGTTTGGTCACGCTTGGCGGCTTAGTTAACGGCAGTCGTCTTTTCTGGTCGGGTTCTGCTTCGAGCATTACGGCTTCAGGTTATTCGACACTTGGTGCTGGCTTGAGTTCGATTTTGGTTTTGTCTACGGTAGGTAGTGTTGACTATTCGACGGGTACGCTCTACGGCTTGGTTGGCGGTGGTCTTGGTGAGTACGTGGAGTACGAGATTGCTTCCACGCTTACGGGCGGTGCTACTTATCCTTTGTTGTCGGACGTTGTTGTAGATTAGAGTGTCATGACTTTAGATGCTGTTCGTGAGGTTTTCCGGAGTTACTTTTTGGAGGAGCTTAGGGTTGATCCGGGTTGGGATGAGTTCTTGGATCTCATCCTTTCGAACATGGACCTTCGTGCTCTGGACTTCATGCAGTCTAATGGGGTTCCTTATAGTATTGCTTTTAATGATTTTGGGGATCTGTTTAAGACGTCGGGTCCTTTCGTCGAGGTTCTACATGTTTCCGATTCATCACGTTCTTCTGAGGGTTATACTTTGTTGGGCTTCAACATGCCGCTTCGGTATAAGTTTCTATCGGAGTCGGGCCTGACTACGACAGACCTTCAGTGGTTTGACTTTACGGCTGCTTCTCTGATGTCGCGTCCTCAGTCTGTGAGCTATTATACGAGTACAGATTTGGATGCCGCCCCTCAGTGGTTGCTTCGTCCGTCTTGCTATTACTATGTTCCCCAGACGGAGGAGGAGGCTGTGTCGCTGGATACGCTTCAGGGTCTTTCTGTTCTTGTCGATCCGGTTGTTCCTATTACATGGTCGGAGCGTGTTGACTTGTTTACGTATGCGGATGGTAAGCCTTGCTGCTTCTTTGTCAAGATATGGGATTATGTCCATGATGAATCCGGGGCTATTTTGCGCGATGCTGTGTCTGGGGAGTACTTCCCTACCATTCCTGCATTACAGCTCGCCACAGTGCCCGAAACGCTTAATGGTGCTGAGATTTTGAATGCCCGCCGACGGTCGGGTGCTGGGACTTCTCTGTATGGCACTTCTCCGTATGCGTCTGCTCTGTTTGGTGCTCTGTTTGGCTTGGGTTTGAACTACGCGGAGGTTCCGTTTCGTATTTACTTGGCGAGTGATGACCGTTTAGGTACTCCTACGGCGTCTTATTCGTCGTTCGTTGAGTTCTGGCAGGTTCTGGATGCACTTCATGACTTCTTGCCGCGGTCTGTGTTTTTGAATCCGGAGGTTGTGGGTTTGGTTTCGGCGGAGGATACACGTGTTGATGCTGTTCGTGATTATTGGGGTACGGGTGATAGTATTGTTTCGTCTTTCTCCACTAAGGATTGTCTTCGTCGCATAGCTACTCGTTATGGTAGTATTCTTGGCTATGACAAGAAGCTTTGGGTTGTAGGGTCTAATGTTCCTTTCTCGGATTTGAACTTCTTGGGTCATGACGGGGGTGACGCTTCTGCGCCTTATATCAACACGCTGCCTACGGATATGTACTTTACGCATTATGGTTCGTCGGCGTCGGCTCCGGGTGGGAGCGTTCGTGTTTTCTCGGATGTTGCTGCATGGGAGGCGTATGTTTACAACACTTCCGATCCTATTTACATTAGTCCGGTTACCATTAGGCTTGATTTGTCGTCATGGTCGGGTAAGCTTTTGGTTTCGCCTACCGATGGTTCTGGGGTTACGGATTACCTTGTTACTCCGGATTCTCGTCTTGGTGAGCCAGTTTACGGCATCACTAAGAACTATGTTGACATGTCGATTCCGGATGGGTTTATCAACCGTTTAGTTCTGTCTTTTGGTGTTTCGGAGGATACTTTCATTGCTAGTCAGTTCGGTGGGGATAGTGCTGCTGCGTCCGCTTTTCTTTCTAGGCTTCAGTCTTTGCTTGAGGGTGTGGTCCCTGCCGGGGTTTCGGTTCAGGTTCTTTTTGGCACAGATGTCCATCCCGTTACTCTTCGCTTTGCTATGGAGGTTGGTACTCCGGATTTCTTTATACGTGTTAGTCCTAGTGTTGTGACGAGTTCCGGTTCGGCGTCATTCTCGTCTTTGGTTAGTGTTGAATCCAATACTGCATGGCATGTGACGTCTCGCGTTGCACCCTACATCCGTGTTGGTGCGAATGAGTATGAGACTTCGAGTTCTTACACTGTAGAGCTGGGTCCTACGTCGGGGAGTCCTGCTTCAGTTTACGTTGCCGCCAACTCGCCTATAGTAGTTAACGGTTCAGTTTAACTTTTTGTTGCATCATGATAGTTAGTAGTTCTTTGCGTGCCGCGGGCACCACGTCGGTTGTTACGGAGGATGTTGTAGGTGTCCTGTCGCGCCTTATGCTTTTGCCGTCTTCGGATGATACTCGCAAGTTATCGGACTATGCAGTTACGAATGTTCTTTACTTCAAGAAGGACATTCTGTCTACTGCTTCGTCTCTGCTTCGTGGTGCTGCGGGTCTAACCTTTTCGGATGTCCAGCCGCATGTTCTGTACTGCGACTCTTTAGCATCGGGCTTAGTTGTTTCTCAGCCGGAGCTTATTAACGAGGAGGGTATCGTTGGTTGTCATACTGTTGTTACGTCCACTCTTGCCGCCGATATTCCTGTAGTAGATGATGGTCTTATTTACGGCATGGGTTTGCTTCTTGGTGGCAATACGGATAACCATAGTGCTAATTCGCAGCCTGCGAATCCGTCTTTCTATTATGGTGCGGGGACGTATGACGACATGCGTAATTACCTTTTTGTTGTTACATTGTTTTCGGCGGATTCTCCCATTTCGAAGGAGGCGGATAAGGTTCTGACTCAGTCTTGGGATGTTCATTATATCTGTGAGCTTTAGTGCTGGCTTCTTGGTTGGTACGTTTATGGAGGACATGGCTTCGGTCATGTCTTTTCTTTGTGTGTTATGGGTAGGTTTTTTAAAGACGGTTTTCAGTTATTTCCGGAGCAGATTGAATTGGCTAAGGGTCTTTCTAGCCGTAAGCGTGCTATCCTGATCGACAGTACGGGTAACGGCAAGACGCTTGTATGTTTATATTCCTACAGTTACTTGAAGTCGAAGGGTTTAGCAGATTGTCTTTTGGTTCTCACGCCTAAGAATGCTTATGACAAGCGGGTCTGGGCGAAGGATGCTGCGGCTCATACTCATTTGACGTCCATTTCTTTGGATGACTTCATCAAGAAGGTTTCTGGTGGTGCTGACGTTCTGGAGCTTCTGAATAGCTATGATGTTGTTTACGGCAAGCATACTCATTGCAAGACGGATTACGGTGTCCTTCGTCAGATTTATATGTCTTCTTGTAAGTTGGTTACGGTTCTTGATGAGGTCCATGCCTTCAAGAATTCGAAGGCTCAGCTTACTTCCACTATGAGTTTGCTTGTTAAGAACTGCTATGCGTTGTGGGGTGTTACTGCCACGGTGCTGAGTAAGAACTGCATGGATACCTACCATTTGGTTAACTTCGTCTATCCTCGGTTTTTCACGTCGGTTCGTGGGTTCCAGAGCCAGTTCTGTAAGGTCGAGGAGAAGGTCATTGGTCGCAATCCGGATAAGACTCTACGCAAGGCTCGTATCATTACGGATTATAAGGATAGCGCTGCTTTGATGGACTATCTACGTCCGGTTATGATTGTCGGCACGCCACCTGTTCCTTTGGATATTCACTTCATTGATTACACGATGTCGGCTTCTGAGCAGGACTTGTACGCTAAGGTTGCTAATGGTTTGATGTTGTCGGGCGAGAGTGATGACGCCACTTGGATTCAGCAGGTTGTGTCGCGTTCTGAGATTCGTGAGGGTGCCGTCCGGTCGGTCAAGGACTTGGAGCGTCATAGTTCTCGTTTTATCTATCTTCAGGCGGTCACGGATGGTTGCTTGAATTCGGATGGTACGTTTGGTGTTGGAGGTTCTCGCAAGCTGGATTCTTTACTGACGCTGGTCAGTGATATTGCTTCTCGGAACGAGTCGGTCTTGGTTTATTTCGATTTCTATTCGTCATTGGATGCAGCCATGTATCATCTTCAGCGTTCTGGTATTACGGATTCTCGCGGCAGGTCTATTGTTGTTGTTGAGTCTTCGTCTCGGAATGTCCTTAAGCCTACACAGGCTACGGAGTCGCAGTGTTCTATGAATAGTTATGTTATTCTGTGCACCCGTGCTGCTTCGGAGTCTGCCAATTACACTTATATTAACAATGTCGTATTGTACGACGTTCCGATCACGCCTATTCCTTTCCTTCAGTTCATTGGTCGCATTACGCGCAAGACGAGTAAGTTCTTAGGTGATCTTCATCTGTGGATATTCCGCAGTGATGACATTTCGGAGTATAAGCTTCAGCTTGTAGGCTTCAAGGTTTACATGCAGGAGAAGATCAGCTTTGAGATTCATAATTTCCCGCGTGAGTATGTTAAGCCGATGTCGGACGCGGAGCACCTTCGAGTTGCAAAGCAGCATCTGCTGTGGAAGGGTCGCAAGCCGCGTCTTACGCGGTCGTCTCAGATTGTTCCGCAGGGTGTCACTCTTTTTTAGTTTTTTTTTTGGTGTGTTCTAAACTTAAGACTATGGAGGATATGTTTGGTGATTTAGGGATTGTTGACACGCAGGGTTGGCGTGTCTCCGAGTTTTCTGCTGGCGGTGTTAACTCTCAGAAAGCCCGTCTTGCTTTAGAAGAGCGGTATTGGCCTATCACCGAAATAACCGAGCGATTTAATCGTCAAAGCGTCAGTTATCAATTAAGCAAAAGAGATTGTCTGCATAAATGGTTAAAATACAAGGAGGGTTTTTCTGCCGAGTTGGTCAGTGCCCTTTTGCGTGATTTTCGTTTACAAAAGGGCGATCTAGTAGTAGATCCTTTTATGGGGTCAGGTACGACGGCTTTAGTATCAATGTTCAATGGGTACAATAGTCTTGGTTTTGATATTTTGCCTATGTCAGAAATTGCTATTCGTGCAAAGACTGCTATTTATGTATATGATGTATTGGAGCTGAAGGAGCTTCTTAAAGAGGTGGTAAACTTGCACGTTCCGGAAGAGTATGCTGGGCGCACTCCTGAAATAGGAATTACTAAAGACGGTTATCCCAGTGAGACGAGTCGTGATTTGGTCTATTATAAAGAACATTTTCTCAATTCCAGATATTCTGAGACTACGAAAATGCTTCTTGAGCTTTGTACTTTGAATGCTTTGGAGCGTATAAGCTACTCTGCAAAAGATGGGCAATATCTTAGATGGGATTATCGCTGTCCCAAGATTACTGCTGCTTCGGAGGCTAGATTAAGACAGGGTAAGAAGCCTTTTGCTGTCAAATTGGATAAAGGGTCCTTGCCGTCCCTCAAAGAAGTATTACTGGAAGAATTAAGTGGTGTCCTTCGGGATATAGAATACTTAAATAATACTCCTATTGGCTTTGATACGCAATGTAATTTTATTGAGGGAAGTGCGCTTTTTGAATTACCGAAGCTTGCAGACGGAACAGTTAGCGCAGTAATATCTTCTCCTCCATACTGTAACCGATATGATTACACTCGCACCTACGCTTTGGAGTTAGCCTATTTGGGGTTATCCGAGGCCGATGTGCGGGAATTACGTCAGGACTTATTGTCATGTACAGTTGAGAATAAATCTAAAATTGAGCAACTGCAGGATTATTATCATCAAATAGGGCAGGAAGATCGTTATGACAGAACAATGAAGATCGTCGATGGGAATGCGGCACTTCAAGAAATAAATAACGCTTTGAAGAGCCGTAATGAAAATGGAGAAATAAACAATAAGGGCGTCCTTAAAATGGTGGATGGGTATTTTACAGAATTGACCTTTCTGTTTTCTGAGTTGTATCGCGTATGTAAGACTGGAGCATACGTCGCTTTCGTTAATGATAACGTAAGGTATGCGGGCGAAGTTATTCCGGTTGATTTTCTCACTACCAATTTGGCCGAGCAAATAGGTTTTACTCCAGTAAAGATTTACACTTTAAAGCAACAAAAAGGTAATAGTAGCCAGCAAATGAAGAAGTATGGGCGCGTGGCTTTGCGGAAAAGCATTACTATTTGGCAGAAATAGCATTATATTTTTTGCGGTTACCTGTGTTGTATGCATTTAACGGGCGTGAAGAGGTCGGTTGTGGCTTCGACGAAGCGTCAATATGTGCAAGTTATTAATTGTATATACTCACCTTTTAAAATAGTATTTTATGGATATTACGGGCATTTTTTCGGAGAGCTTTTGGTGGCTTGCTCCGGCACTTTCCGCCGCTACGGTTTTGCTGGCGGGTGTTGCTAATGGTCTTTTCAAGATCACGAATGGTATCTGGCCGCAGGTTGTGGCTTGGGTTATCGGCACGGCTCTGTCGGTTGACGCCTACTTTGCGGGCTTGATTGAGATGGGTCAGCCGGAGCGGCTTGGTGTTGTGATGCTGTGTGTAGTCGTTGGTTTGTCTTCGAACGGCATCTACGACATTCCTGCCATTAAGGCATGGGTTGATGCTTGGTTCGCCAAGAAGCCTACGACCTCTACAGCCAAGAAGAAGACGCAGAAGTAGATAGTTCTGCTCTGTGTGTAGGAGTTTAGTCCGGATGACTTTAGTTATCTGGACTTTTTTTCGTTTAACATTGTTTTTTTTTTTATAAATTTGGATTTATAATTTTAATTATCTACTTTTGTGTTGTAGATATAGTTCTACGGATAATTTAATTTCGATTTGATGGTGCGTGATATTACTAATCTTGTATGTCCTAAGCGTATTTTATACTTGTGGGATATTCATAATCAGTTGATCGATGATTCGGGCTATGAGTTGATTAGCGATTTTGAGTATTACAAGAAAGCTATTTCCTCCCACTTGGAGCCTTATGCTGATATTCTAGATTACTCATGTTTGCCTATTTCTGAAGTACAAGCTATTTCTGCTGAGTATAAGTTTGTGCGTGAGCTTGTTCAGTTGAATTACCTACTTAGTTGCAATGATCCTGTTGTTCGTCATGGTTATATGGACTTGCATTTTTCGGGTAGGTCCTCCTATTTGTTTTCGGGTAGGCATGATGCTTCTCAAGTTTTGTTTGACGTTAAGTTCCACGATGGTCTTCCTTCGATATCTCAGTTGGAGTTGGTGGCTACGTTTTATACTAAGTCTAAGAATCTTTCTAAGCTTGTCTCTAAGCGATTAGGTATCGATGCTTTTAAGTCTGCGTCAAATCCGTTGGCTAGTTATATGGATCGTTTGAGCAATGGGTTTGCGTTACATATTTATCGTTCTGTATCTGATCGTAGTCGTCATTCTATTTCGGATGTCTCTTTTATATGTGATTTTTATAAGGATATTCCTGAGTTGCGTGTGAAGCATTACATTCCTTCAATTACGACCGCTTTAGAGGTGTTTGACTGTTTGTAGCTGCAAGTACGTTGATGCTTAAAAATTTTAGTTATGCTTATCACGAAGGATAATATTAAGGATTTCTCTTTGGGGCTTTCGTTGTCTTCCGGGGACGTTGTTCAGTTTGATATTGACTGCTACCTTCTGGAGTATGTTTATACTTCCGATGTTGAAGGCTGTAAGTTGTCTTTTCGTGGTGACGCTAATGGCATTTTTAATGCTACGCCTAATCCGGATTACGTTGTTACGGAGGGTGGCATGCTGGGTACGGTCTTACGCTTGTTGGGTTGTCGTGCCAAGGATATTAAAGTGTTTTATCGTTTGATTTACGGTGCAGACTCGGAGTCAGTTTTTCCTTATTTTCCGCTCGGCTGCCTTCGTTCGACCTTTAAGTCCGCATGTGCTCCGATGTATGTCCTTAACGCAGTCGTGGCGGTGTTTAAGCTTATGGGTTATTCAGTCCATCCGTCCTTCGAGTTTAGCCCTGCGTTTTATGAGTTCATGACTAAGATTCGTGATTTATCATATGACGGGCGTAGTAGCTTTGTTTTAGGTTCTAGGTTCACGATAGGTCAGAAGCTTCATTTGGCGAATGTAGATGTTTTGTGTAGGTATCATGCTCGCCCAGATCTTCTTAAGCTTGCATGCGTTGTATGTTTTGTTGCAAAAGTAGAGCGTGTTTGTTATACGTGCGATTTTGGTACGGGTGATGTGGATGACTGTATACGTTATACCTTTTATGTAGGTAATAAGCCCTTTTCGGTTTCTATGTACTTATTTAAGGAGTATCATGATTTTTTAGTTAAAAATAATAGTTATGGAGAAGAATGTGAAAATGCTTCTGGATTACAAGAATCAGAAGTTGCTGGACTCGTCCGCGGTGTCGGATCGGGATGTTTGCGCTGCCGTGTCGAAGACCGACCTGAGCTTGCAGCAGTCTCTTTTGGAGACGTATGTGGAGTACTTAGATGCTCAGGAGCGCCTTCGCGGATTAAAGTTGTGCTACCCTCTCGACCTTGAGGCTATCGCTGCGGCATCGGGCGACGTTTCGGAGCTGAAGGCGGGTGTCGACTTGATCGTGTCGCTTCGCAAGGAGTTTGGTTTCTCAGAGGTCGATCTGGAGTCCTTCGTTCGGTCGTCTAAGACACAGGATCGGGTCGAGGGTTAGTTTTCGTCATTGCGCTTGTAGGCTTCAGTCATATGTAACTTGGTGAAATCCGTATGCGATAAACTTAGCCCTTCTAAAGTTAAGGGACAGGCTATCGGGTTGCTTGCATACTTACGAGTGCTTGCGCCGCGTCAACGACCAAGTAGGAGATGCGGTTTTTGCTCGGATGGTGAAATAGGTATACACGCCGGACTTAAAATCCTGTGATCAGTAATGGTCGTGCGGGTTCGATTCCCGCTCCGAGTACTTTTTTGTAATAAACATTTGCAACTTTAAATTAACTTTTATATTTTTGCAGTACGTTAATACTTATGGTGGTATGCTCAGAATGATTCATAGTTGGGTTAAGAAGCTTCGTGTCCTTCGTATTCGGGTCAGTGCGGGTTCTTTGCTCTTGCTCAGTTCAGCATCCCCTATTGCTGTGGGGTATCGAGTGTGGCATTCGGACTATGGTATCGGCGTGGTGCGTATTGTTGGGACGTGTGAGTATGTTGTTAGTTTCGAAGCTGGTTTTGAGAGTTCAACGTATAAGATGTACTGTAGCAGGGTTCTTTGTTCTTTGGGTTAATTTGTATTTGCCGTCTTGTCGGAATTGGTAGACGAGAAGGTCTCAAAAACCTTTGTCCTTTAGGACGTCCGGGTTCGATTCCCGGAGACGGTACGACTTCCCGACGTGGTTGCCGGGGGTCCCCAGCCTTGAAATGGTAGGTGCTGGGTTTTATATTGTGCACATTCCGGTTTTAGCTTGTTTTATCCGTCCGGGTGTGGGTGCGTTGCTAGAGGAGTCTTTTCCTACCGTAGGTTCCGTTTGCATAGCTGAATATCAGGCGTGGCGGCTTGGAGTAGCACGGCAATAGCTAAGTATGGGTTCTTTTGTTTTCGCTGCAGTTAACGGACATATGGTTAGTCCTTGCTGGGTTTCTTATAAAGGGATTTCTCAGGGGTAGTGCGGTGTTTAACGAAGTTTGTTTGTGTAGCATTATCCGTTCGCTATGATGCTTCGACTATAAGGATTCGTACTTTTTAATTTGGATTATTACTTACAATTTTGTAATATTATTTGTAATAAATGTAATTTATATTTAACTTGCAGCCATGCGGAAGGCATTCAAATATCGTATCTATCCGAACAAGGCTCAACAAGCCTTGCTTCAGGCGACGTTTGGATGTTGCCGATTCGTCTATAATAAAACGCTCGGCGTCAGGAAGACGGCTTACGAGACGGATAAGACGAAGCTTAGTAAGTTCGATTGCATCAATCGGATGGCTGCATTGAAGGATGAGTATACGTGGTTGCGTGACGTTCCGGCGGTTTGTTTGGTTCAGGCCGTTATTGATATGGATGATGCTTATCAGAATTTCTTCAGGTCTGGTAAGGGTTACCCTAAGTTCAAGTCGAAGCATCATAGTCGCAAGTCTTGTCGTTTTCCGGGGCAGATAGTGCTGTATTGCAAGACAGCAATTGCTTAAAGCTTCCCAAGCTTGGTTTAGTTAAGTATGAGAAAGACCGAGAGTTCTCTGGTATCTTGCGGAACATCGTAGTCAGTCAAGATAGCGATGGTAAGTATTACGCATCGTGTTTGGTGGATACAGGCGTCGAAGCCCCTAAGCTGCAGCCAGTAGAAGCTAGTACTACGGTCGGTATTGACTTAGGGCTTAAAGACTTCATCGTTACATCCGATGGTCGTAAGATACCTAACCCGCGTTTATACGCTACTATCGACCGTCACATAGCACGCTTGCAGAAGCACGAATCCCGGAAGCAGAAAGGCTCGAAGCGTCGTGCGCGCATTCGGCTCAAAATTAACAAGCTCTATGTCAAGAAACGAAATTTAATCAAGAATTATATTTACCATGTTGCCAAGACGTTACTGCGTGAAAGCCAAACGTTAGTAATGGAGAATCTTAATATTGGTGGCATGGTTAAAAATCATAAGTTAGCTAAATCCATACAAAATGTTTGTTGGGGCGAACTACGTAGAGTTCTCACATATAAGTCTCAGTGGCTAGGCCGCAATCTTATTTTCATAGATAGGTGGGCGCCTAGCACGAAGACTTGCAGTTGTTGCGGCTTCCACAATTCTACGTTAACGCTTTCAGATCGTTCTTGGAGGTGTCCGGGTTGCGGCACACATCATGATCGGGACATCAATGCAGCGCTCAACATTAAGCGTATGGGTTTAGAGAAGTTATTGCCCGCGGTGAGCGGGTTCGATGGACGCAGAGAGGTCGGTTACGGCTTCGACGAAGCGTCAATATGTACAGTGTAGAATTGTACATAATCACCTCTGTTGGAGAGTTGGCGGAGTTGGTCTAACGCGCCTGCCTACTAATCAGGTGTCCGGGTTTCCGGGCCGGGAGTTCGAATCTCTCACTCTCCGCGCCGAGTTGTTTCCGGTTGTGCTCTGAATTTAACTGGCGTCGTTCCCGAACGTATCGGGGGATGGTTGAGGTGATACCATCAGAAATCACCTGCGGGCAGACGCGTATTTGTAGGAGTTGACTTGCGTCTATATCAGCAGGCTGCGGTTAAGATGTATGAGTTCACCGCTACGGTTGACTGTATTAAAACTCTATTCATCGGTGCTTGTTAAGCGCGCAATGACAGGCATGACGTCCCTATCTGCAGTGGCGTGCGTAGGGCTTTTTAGGAAAGTTGGCAGAGTGGTCGATTGCGCTGGTCTAGAAAACCAGTGATCCTTTAGGATTCGGGAGTTCGAATCTCTCACTTTCCGCCGCCCCTCCGGTTGTTAGACCTAATTGGAAGTCGACTAAGATTAGGTTGAGGCAACAGTTGTCTCACTTGCGTTTGCTTAAGTGTGGCAATGAGAGGGTCCCATAGAGGGGTATACTCTTAAGATGTCGATGTAGGCTCTTGTGATGACGTCGGCAATCCTACGTAGATGCTTAGGAGAGGATACCGGATGGATTCGGCCCTACCTTTCGGAGGTTGCAAACGATGACTGGTCTGGGCTGATGTATTCCGAGGTTCGAGTCCTCCCTCTATAATTTAAGCTTGGTTCTTTTTTACATGGAGGGTTTCCTGCATTTTCTAGGCTGGCCCGAAGCCTACTTCGAAGAAACCACCGACGCGCAAGGTGAGGGGCTACGGAGGATAGTAGACGGGGTGAAATTCCGCCGTCGAAGCCGATGGAACCGGATGCAGATACGGATAAGGCGTGCGTTCCTTTTGCGAGGTTCGGCGTTTCTGCTACGCTCGTATTCGAGTACGGTACCTTCGAGGTACCGTTTCTTGCCATCCCCTTTTTGGCTGGTTAGGGTGAAGATCAGTCCGGTGCTGGTACGAGAAGTCAGCAGCAGCCCGTGACGGCTATATTGTTGCGGCGCGGTGAAGCTGTCCGATGTGGGAAATTCGGAGATCAGCTGGATGTCCTATTCTAGATGTGGGTGTCTGACATTAGACGGGTGATTCCCGTCTTTTTTTTATGCATTTATTTGGAGTTTTAATTTAACTTTTCTATATTTGTGTGGTGCTACTTTAATCGGTGATTTAATATGGTGTACGAGGATATGGTTGACTTGATGCGGACCTTCGACTCCAATGCTGTGGACGTTCCTCAGCTTGGTATCTTCTGGTTCTTGCCGGAGTCGGGTTCTTTGTTTGAGGTCCATACGGAGGACTTTGACAGTTCTAAGGTGGTCAATGGTCATTTGTCTTATGGCAAGCTTCACAAGAATTGGTGGACTAAGGCTCGCATGTCTCGGTCGAAGGGTTCCAACCCTATTTACCAGACTGATTATACTATGATTCCTCGAGGTAGGGTTTCGTTCGACGATGGCAGGTTTGTGGTGTATGTCGGAAGTTGGTATGCCTCTTATGAGTCTCTGCTTCGTGATCTTATTGTGGATGAGTTCAACATCCCGTATGATTTCGAGTTCTGTGTTAAGGAGCACTGGGACATCGGACATGGTTTTAACGAATTGTTGTAGGTTATGCGAAAGTCAAGTCTTTATAGTTTAGCGTTGGTGGCTAGTGCACTTTCTGCTGGTCAGGATTTGGGTATGTTTTCTGCCCCGCGCCGGGGTTGCTCGTCTCAGTGTACGGGTGTCGGAAATGATACGCATCCGGTTGGTCACTTTAAACCTAAGAAGAAGCCGTTTGGTGCTCGGCGCCAGAGTAAGAAGGAGCGTTCTCGATCAAGGTAGGTAGTACGTATAGGGTACAAAAATCTGTTTTTATTATGCGTTTCGTTCCTAGTGCAGTTGATGCATTGAGTTCCTACGTGAGCGGTCTTGATGCCTTGCGCCATCCGCAGTTTGTCATTGACGCTATAGATGATGTCGAGTGTTTACTTCTGTCGTTTGTTGGCGTTGACGCCGAAAATTGTCCGAGTGACCTTGAGACGAAGTGTGGTGCTTTGTGCTATGACTTGAGTACGGCCATTGATTACTTTAGGAGTCTTTTTCCTACGTTGAATGCTGGTGCGGAGCTTCCGGAATCCATGCTTGTCTTAATTCGTCTTCATGAGCTGTTGTCTGCTGTTTTCGTAGAGTAGCTATGTCTATCGAAGAATTGGTTTTGGAGTTGCAGGCTCTCCAACAGTCCCATTCGGATGCACCTGTTGTTTTTGTTTCTGCTAACGGCGCCCATAAGTATTCTCGTTGTACGACGAGCGTCTCGGAGGATGGTTCTATTGTGGTACGTCTACAGGACAATGTAGTTAAGAAAAAGTAGGATTTTGTTATGGGTTTGGATTTCGGATGTCCGTTTCGTTCTGCTGCGGGTTGCAAGTCTTGTGACTATGTGATCTACCGGAAGTGTTCTACTTTCCGCCAGCATCATCTTCGTCGCTGTGCATCCGAGCTGGTCCCTTTTAAGTTCATTACTATTAAGCGCCGGGATGGTTCTGTGTTCATGCCGTCGGCGCCTGTTGTTTGGAGTTTCTGTGAGGTTCCGAACGTTGTGAGTGTTGATATGCTGTATCGCAATAGCACTTATGTCTGGTTGTCGGATCGTTTGAAGTCTTTAGCGGTCCGTGCCGCCATCGAGCGTAATACGGCTTTTCCTGTTCAGTACTTTAATCTGGAGCGCGTCATTAGTTCTTGCTTTGCTTACAATCGTGGTGAGTTTGACTTTCAGGATTCCATTTACTTTCTTGAGATTTACAGTCGTGGGAGCCGGGATTCGAAGGCTATTAGCATGGTTGATTCGTTCATCAACTTGGCGTTGAGTATGCATGGTCGGGTGTTCTTGCTTTCGTCGTGGTGCCCGCCTACTATTGGGTCAGATTGGTTCGAGCTTCCTGCGCCGCGTATGGTTCGTCCTGCGGCTACGTCTAGTGTAGGGTCTGCGACTTCGACGTCGGCGCCTTTGTCGTCTGTAGGACCTTCGTCGGGTTTGCTGTCTTCTCCTGAGACGCGTCAGTTTCGGGATCATGATGAGATTGTGTGATGCTAGGTTTTGAGATTTACTTTTACACGTGTGCGGGCAAGAAGTCGCATCCTGATTTTGACGATTGGTTTTCTCGCTTTTTACAGATTCCTAATTTATCCAAGAATGATAGGCAGGTTCTAGAGTATACGCTTGCCTGTTCTGCTGCTGGGTGCTATCCGTCTTGGGCATGGTATGGTAAGTATTACCCTACTCCGGACCATGCCTATAATCTCGGTGAGCTTAGTGTTGCGTATGCGGACATTGTAGATGGCTATAGCCGCCTTAAGTTGGCTACGGATGTCACGGGTTCCCTTAGTAGCACTTCGACTACTAAGGAGCTTGCGGAGGAGCTTAAGCGTGCGCTTCAGTCTGTTAGTGTTGCTTCGGATGCGAGTGTCGCTGACTTTAGTTCATGGTCCTACGGCGAGGAGCTTAATACGCCTTACGGTGACGGTCTTTCTCTGGGTGTTCCGGAGGTAGATTCATTGACCAATGGTTTCCAGCCGGGTACGGTTGCTAGTATTTGTGCTTTCACGGGCGGCGGCAAGACACAGCTTTGTTTGTCTATGCTGTTCAAGAATGCCAAGGCGGGTCGTAAGATTGTTTATGTGTCTTTGGAGCTTGAGCCTAAGATGGTTTGGCTTATGCTTGAGACTCGGTACATGTATGAGGTTAAGGGCATCCAGTTGGATTCTCAGGACTTGCTTTTTCATAAGTTGTCGGGCGATAAGTTGAAGGCGGTTCTTGCTGCCGAGGATGACTTTAAGCGGGATTTCGTTCCTAACGTTCTTGTTGTAGATACTTCGTTGTTCACGAAGTCGGTTTTCACTAATGTCGATATCCTTGTCACTTTGTATGGGGTTCTGGATAAGCATTTAGGGGGTCTTGATTGTATTATCTATGACCATGTCAACCAGTTTGACCTTCTGTTTCAGGATCGCGGCAAGGGCTTAGGTAATTCTATCATTGTCAATCTTCGAGCCGCCTGTTTAGCTTTCACCAATAGTGCGGGTAGTAAGTGCACTACGGTTTTTGCCGTTCAGGTTAACCGTGCTGGTTTCACCCGTGCGGGTCGTCGTGGCGGGGCTTATGATCTTACAGCTATCTCGGACTTGAATGAGATCGAGCGGACGAGTGCCTACTGTGTTTTCATGTATACGGGTTTGGACGTTGCGGAGACTCAGGAGACTAAGATCTGTATGATTAAGCATCGTCTTGGTCGCATCTTGCCGGAACCTGTTACGGCTCAGTTTTTGCCGAAGGTTGTTCTTGTGGGTGATAATGTCGAGCTTATCTCTTACGAGGGTGAGTTTGCGCAGTTGGGTTCTATGGACGATTTTGGTTCTTCTAGCGACTCTCTTACGGCGGAGCTTACAGCCGATCTAGGTCTATAGCAATTATATATCCCACAAATCAAAATTTTGTAGGATATGCGATTTCCGATTGAGGTTCATAATAAGTTCCTTCCCTTTCCGGGGTTTAGTTGGATGACGTGGCTTGTGTTCTGTTTCACGCGCAAGCCGAAGGACGTCCATCTGGAGGGTACTACTCGCCGACACGAGTTGGTTCACGTGGTGCAACAGGGGGAATTAAGCGTCTTGTTTACCGTCATCCTCCTTCCCATAGCCATCCATTTTAGTTTTGCATGGTGGGCTTGGACTCTGGTGATTCTGGGCATTCTGTTTGCAGGTTGGATTTGCTATGGTATTAGTAATGCCATAGAGTACTTTTGTCCTCCGTTTGGCAAGTGCTATTACTACACGTGCTGGGAGACGGAGGCTTATAACCACGAGGACGATCCGGGTTACTTGCGTCGTCGGATTCCGATCTGGGGTTCTTTGAAGCACATTCCGAATCGGCTTGTTCGGCATAAATAGTGTTTATTTTTTGGTCATAGTATTATATATCCGACATCTTGTAAGACTACGCCGAGTGGTCTTATGAGGTGTTTTTGTTTTAATAAGGTTTCTTTGTTATGGGTGATTTTTATACTCATGTTGTAGCGATCGATGATGATTCGATTGGTACGGCTCCGGAGTCCACGGGTGTTCGCCGTGTTGGTGACTCTGTTAGTTCGTTCCTGCAGGTGGGGTCGGGTGCTTCGCGTCGTGTTACGGACGCGCGTCGTGGTGGTTTCACTGATGGGGAGATTCACAAGGTGGCTTGTAGTCTTTGCAGCATGTCGCGTGGCAGTCGCCGTGCGTCTTTGGCTAAGATGAGCGCTCCTTTGCGTCGTCGTCTTCTTGCGGAGGGTAAGCGCATTCAGTCTGTTGTTGCGGATTCGTTTATCGAGTACACGCCGGAGGTTTGCTGGGCCATCAATGACATTATAGAGAATGACTCGTCTGCGGGTTATGACATCTTGAAGTCTAAGTACCGTTCTTTGCCGCCGGAGGTTAAGACGTTCTATGACGAGTTTTTGAAGAACCGTTACTCTCCTGCTGCTGTTCGTGCTCAGGAGATGTTGGGTCCTTATCGTCTTGTTCAGGATGACGCTCGTGTGGAGGCATTCCTTGAGGGTGGTTCTACGCAGGAGGGTGCTTTGGATGAGGTTATCGAGGCGGCTTCTGTTTCTGGCGAGGAGCTGTACGAGACTACTCAGGAGAAACTTGACGAGCTTGGCGAGCGTGCTCAGTCGGCAGCTATGACTTTCATTGAGGAGGTTTCTAATATCTACGAGGAGGGCATTGCGGATGTTGTTTCGGCCCAGACGTTGGCTTCCGCCGAGGAGGCTACGGATGATGTCTTGGAGGCACCTATTCCGGAGGAGGATGTTGATGCCCTTCCTGATCCGAATGTGGATGATACGGATGCCGGAGCTTCTTCGGAGGTTCAGGATTCTGCCGCGTCTCCGGAGTTTGTTGTTCATGGTACTATTGATCCCGTAGATGATCCCGATTGGGCGTCTAAGAGTAAAGCTACCAATTGGGATATTGTAGACCTTGCTAGTTACACTCAGCGTCAGGAGTTCTTGGGTTCGCTTGGGAAGAAGGATGCTAAGGGTCGTGATCTTTATGGTCTTCGTTACTATTCTCCCAATGGTCGCAATTCGAGTGTTGCGGAGTTGATCTTCGAGGATTACTCTCGTTTGCTTGATCGTGCTAAGGCAGCATCATCGTCTAAGCCTGTTGCCGATGACGTCGATGGCTTGGTGTTGGCTTCGGAGCTTTCCGCTCAGCCGCTGCCTGCTGCTCAGGCGGCTCCAGTTGTTGAGGGTGCTATGTCGCAGGCTGTTCCGTCCGTTCCGGTTAACGTTGGTACTACGGTTCAGGTTTCGTATTTGGGTAATGTTTATTCGGGTGTCATCACTTCTGTTGGCAATGGTGTTGCCGTCATCGAGGGTCTTCCTTTTGAGTACTTCTCCTTGCGTCAGGCCGAGGGTGCCTTCACGGGTTCTGATGATGACGTGACTTTCGCCCTTGCGGATGTCGTTCCGGTTCAGATTGTCGAGGAGACGTCTGTTGCACCTTCGTCGAATGATGCTGACGTTATTATGGCTTCGGAGGATGTTGTTGAGGGCGATGATGCTCCGATAAGTGCGCCGGAGGAGACTCAGGTTACGGAGGATGAGATTATCGAGGATTCTGCTTCAGAGGAGTCTTCTAAGCTGATGGGTCGCATTCTTAATGCCTACTTGGACCGGGGTGCTGCTGACGAGTTCGACGTCTATTTGACGGACGATAAGAGTGGTGGTCCTCGCCTGCATATCGTGTGCGGGGATGATTCGCTTCATGCTTCTATTTTCTATCGTGGTAATCGTGGCTGGAATAAGGTTTATACCTTCGAGTCGGATGACGCTGCTATTGAGGCTGTCGAAGAGCTGACGGACGATGTTCTTGCGAAGCTTCCCGGCGTCATGGCGGAGCCTGTAGATGCTTCTGCTCTGCTGTTCGATAGTGTTCGTGACGATGTCGATCCTGCTGTTGTTTCGGAGTTCGAGTCTGTCGTGGGTCCTGAGATTCTCAACGACGTTGCTCCGCTTATTCATGTAGTTCATACGACCGAGGATGATGTTGTTCGACGGAGTGTATGGTCTTCGTTGAAGTCCATTGCGGAGGATATTATTCTGGACTTTGGTGACACTTTGGGTGGGTTGTCTGTAGGTGATATCTTGTCTATCTTCAATAGTCACAAGTTTTCTACGCCGTGGGGTGCTGTTGTAGACTCTGCTGTTTCGGATGCTGCCGTTAACTTCACGGTCGATCAAATTATGACGGCTTTGCGCAATGGGGTTGACATTGCTAATGCGGATGATTCTGTATCTATCGTTTTTGATGATGGTGATGGTCTTGGTGATGTATTCGTATTCACCACGCCGTCGGGGTCGGTTGTTAAGGATGGCTCCGAGGCTGTTGCTTACTTGTCGGATCATCTTGCTGAGTTTAAGGACGCTATTTCGAATTCCTATGACGATATTTCAAAGGCTTTGGCTTCTGCGGGGTCCCCTACAGGCGAGGTTCCTGTGGAGGATGCGGAAGGCGATGTTTCTCCTGAAGTTGTGGTTGAAGATGCACCGCATGCCGTAGACGAGACTTCCGATCCTGCAGCTATTGACTGGGGTGCTGTGGCTTTGGTTCTGAAGGACTGGGGTCTTGCTAATTGCTTCACTTTGGCTCAGACGCCCGATCAGACTCATTTGGTTTCCGCTGCGGAGGCTTTGGCTTCGGCATTGTCTTCGGATACCCGTCTGGAGACTCGTCTTGATGCTTCTGTTCCTTGTATTCTTTGCAAGGATCAACGGTTTATTGACATCAAGGCCGATGGTGTCTATGTAGGCACTACGTTGTTTGTTTACCAGACTGCCGATGATGCTATTGTTACCTTCGCGTCTACCATGTCGAATGCTGCTATTCAGCTTGCTCATAAGATTTACGATGCTACGGCTTCGGATGTTGTTGCTGAGGTTGCGAATGAGTTATCGGAGGAAGAGGAGATCGCTCTGCTGCAGGATTCTTTGGAGACGGTTCGTTCGAAGGCTGATTGGAAGGATCGCCCGTGGGCACAGCATGCATCTTTCCTCCAGAAGTACCCGCGTCTTCGTATGGTGATTGATGACGAGAGTATCTTGTCGGACGCCGCTAAGCAGGAGGTTCTGCGGTCTATCGAGAACGAGATTTCGGAGGCTTTGAAGTCTAAGAACATTTTGATTGAGGATTCTGCGTCTCTGGCGATTGATCCGGATAAGGTGAAGGATAGTGCTCCTAACACTTTGGACATTCCTCATACGGCTTCGACTTATCATCGTGTTCGCAATACCCGGAAGGTTCTGGATTCGGTTCTTTCTGTTGCTTCTGAGATCATGGGCGAGCGCATTAGTGCCGCTAACTACAAGAGTCTCTGCAAGTCTTCGAGTAAGGCCGCTAAGGCGAAGGTTCAGCGTGTTGTGGATACCGCCGTTGTTATGAACGAGTTGGACTTGATTTGTCCTGACTTATACAAGCGCAAGTTAACGGATTCCTATTGGGTTTGCGACAATGCATCGCGTGTTTCGGATTCGTTCAAGCTGAATGCTTCGTTTGCTGTGGGTCACGGTTGCTTGGTGTCTAATGCTCCGTTGGATGCGGACGTTGTTGCGGACCGGGAGGTTTCGAGCTTCAAGCTCAAGAATGGCTCTGAGCTTCACGTGGTTTTAGTTTAACGAAGTTTACATACGTTGAGAAGGTTGCTAGGGATGTTCCTAGCAACCTTTTTTTATGTGCACCGCATGGAAGTTAAGAGTGATTTTGCTTATAAGTCTCCTTTGGGGGGCGTTAGTCTTCAAGTGACGTTTGCGGTTCCGGATGAGGTTGATGACTTAGACTTCATACCTCGGGTTGCGGATAGTGTTTCCGTTTTATGCGACCGGACTTTCACCGTTGGTGACTTTGTTGTTCGAGGCATGGTTGCGAAGTACCCTTCGGAGTCGCTTCCGGAGTTAGCTTCTACGCTGTACACGGTTTGGGTTTATGTTTATTGCCAGCCGGAGGATTTCTTTTCGGCCGTAGGTACCGACTCTGCTCAGGACATTATGATCCAGCGTTGGAATTCGGATTCTATTCATGGGTTCGTTTCTAAGCGTTTGGTTTCGCTTGGGTCGTTTCCGTCTTCGTCGTTGCTGTCTACGGAGATCCAGAAGTCACTGGGTATTGCTATGTGTACGTGGTGGCACGTGTGCCTTCAGGACATTTACTGGCGACATATGGAGTCGCTTAAGGTTCCCGCTCTGGTTGTAGATTAGTCACCTGCTTCCCTATGGGCCGCTTCAATCCTAAGTTAGCACAGTGGGTAAATTCCAACTTATCGTTCCGTGATGAGTATAAGGCTATTTTCGGCAAGGAGTTGGATTACGGTACTTGCTACTGTCCTTTTCATGCTAACACGGATACGAAGGCAGCTAAGCTATATGGTAATTGGTTGAAGTGCTATGGTGAATGCCAGCGGTCTTATAGTGTTTATGACTTGCTTTGTAAGTTCAATCCTGATCGCCTCCGTGAGTTGCGTTACTCGGGTGTTTTGCCGGAGCAGGGTGTTGTCTTTCGCAATGACGTTAAGCCAGTAGTTTTTTCCTACGCTTCGGCGTCGGATATACCTTCGGATTTGGTTCCGGGGTCTTTTGAGTTTTATACTTTCATTTCGGATTTTCAATGAGTGCTTTGCAGAAGAAGACGTTGGTGTACGTCGATGGTCATACGGAGGATGTCATTATACTTTTCACTTTGGAGATGTGCTACGTTGTTCTGGCTTCTAACCGCCGGGTTGTTTTGGTTTCCCGTGGTGTTGTCAAGAACGTTGTTCCTTACGTTAAGCGCCAGGAGGAATAGATCTCTATGTTGTGGGGCACTTTTAATGGGTACAAGGTTGGCTTGGTTCAGAGTCTGTCGGATTTGGATTACATCCGGGCAGATTTGCATGCCAATATAGTGGCTGGTTTGGATTCGGAGACGACGAGCTTATCTTTTGTTCACGGTCGAGTGGTAGGGGTATGTATCGCTACGGGTAAGACTTACAGCAAGGATGACTACTGTGGTTATTACATTCCGATTCGTCATGTGGGCTATCACGCCAATCTTCCGGTTGACCTTGTTATTGCTTTCGTGCAGTATGTCGTCGATAATTATATGACGATGTGGTGGAACCGGAGTTTCGACTTTTCTATGTTGGAGCTTGACGGGTTCAAGGCACCTTTTGTTGGTAAGACTCATGACGTCCAGTTCATGGCGCATGAGATTTTCAATGAGCGTTATCCTAAGCTGAAGGTCTTTGCTAAGCGTCTTTTTGGGTTTAAGACTATCGACTTCGAGGATAATAATGCGGTTAATGGTAACTTCGGCTCACTCGACCCGGAGGTCTCTTTCATCTATGCTGCTGCCGACCCTCTCATCACGACACTGTGTGGTCTCCGTATTTGGAGTGACTATCCTCATATTCGTCAAATTTACCCGCTGGATAACGAGTCCGGTGAGGCTGTTCGTCGCTTGGCTAAGGCGGATATCCTTCTTGATTATGATTTCTTGGATCAGGAGGTCATTCGCACTTCTGCCCGCATGGAGGATGTCCGGCAGCGTATCTATCAGCTTGTGGGCTACGTTTTCAACATCAGTAGTGAGGATGACAAGGCGGATGCCTTGAGCCGCTTTGTCACGTTGACGGTCCGTACTAAGAGTGGCAAGTTCAAGACGGATAAGAATGTCTTGGCGACGATAGATCATCCGTTAGCTAAGCTTATGCTGGAGTATAATGCCTTGAGCACTTACTTGAAGTCTTTCGTTTCCAAGATGGCTTCGTGGCGTCATCGTCAGATTCCGGTTCATATTAATTATAACCTTGTCGTGGCGTTGACGGGTCGTATGAGTAGCTCCGGGTCGGAGGGTAATGACTTCTACGTTCCTTTTAATGGCCAGAACTGTGTTCGTGGTTCTAATACTACAGTTTTCACTCGTTCCGGGTCCAAGTTGATTTCGGAGGTTGTTGTTGGTGACGAGGTTTGGGATGGCGATGCTTTTCGGCGCGTGTCTGCGGTTTTGGATCAGGGTGTGCGTGAGATTTACCGTTTGACTTTGGAGGATGGTCGTTTCTTGGACGCGACATCAGATCACCCGGTTCTCACGGCTTCGGGGTTCCACGAGGTTTCTACGTTACTCGGGGTCGATGTTTTGGTGAGTGAGAACCCTCATGTTTTCCTGACTGGTGTAGATTGTGGTCCCGCTAGGTACTTATGTAGGGTTGTGTCGATCCACCCTATTGGCTATGATCGTGTTTATGACATTACGGTCGATGTATCAGAGCGTTTTGTGGCCAACGGTATTATAGTTCATAATTGCCCGAAGGTTTCTTTGAAGATGTATTTGCATACAGATCCTCTTATAGGCTACTGTTTGAAGCATGAGGCGGAGGGTGCTGTGTGTGATGAGTCGGGCAAGCCTATTAAGTATAAGACGAAGGGAGGACTTCGTGATGCCTTCTTGGCCAACCCGCCGGGGGAGGATGACTGGGTAATGGTTGGCAACGATTATTGTATTCATCCGGATACATTAGTATCGACACCTTCGGGAGATGTTCGAATAGGTGATATGGTTGGTTGTGAGTTCGAGGTTTCTACGCCTTATGGTCCTTGCGTTGCTTCTAATGTTCACCATACTGGTCGTCGCAAGCAGTATCGTATAGAGTTATCGGACGGTGCGATTTTGGTGTGTTCCCCGGACCATAGATTGTGGGTGTGTCGTGATGACGTAGATATGTGGGTTAAGGCTTCAGAGCTTTTGAGTAGTGATTACATTTATACTCAATCTGATGTTACTTATCCGGAGATTGTGAGCTAGTGTATGGGACGCGCTTCTAATATAAAATCCATTTCAGTACTACCGGATGAAGTTGACATGGTTGACTTCTCCGTTGCAGGTGCTCATTGCTACTATGCCAATGGTCTGCTGGTCCATAACTGCTCGGAGGAAGTCGCATTGGTAGCTAACATGTCTCGTGAGGAGGGTTTCTTATATCCGCTGCGTCATGACCTCGATGTCCATATGTACGTTGCGGAGACGCGCTTCCATGTTTCCGACCCTGAGTTCCGTGATAAGTCTAAGGCTGTGTCGTTCGGTAAGATTTATGGTGGTGGTCCTACGATGATCGCTAACCGACTTGGTATTTCGAAGCAGGAGGCCAATAAGATCATCTATGACTACGATACGGGTATGCCTGTTTTTGCTAGGTGGCAGAAGGCTTTGCAGAAGCAGGCAAAACGTACGGGTTTTGCTAAGACGTTCTTTGGGCGCACTATTTACTTGGCTCGGTGGTTTAATTCTCCGGATAACGGATTGCGCGCTTATGCTGACCGAGTTGCTTTAAACAGTCCAATTCAGGGGAGTTTGCCTAGGTCCTTGTATTCGCCGTCGCAGGATGGTAAGGTCTATTCTCCGTGGCAATCGTTCGTCGGTCACCGTATGACTTTCCAGACTCGGTCGGACGGCGCACGTGTCGGCGTCCCTACGTTCCGGGGTGAGCACGACCTTCATGTTGCTTTGTTCGATACGGGTGACTTCTGTGTTTGCAATCTGGGTCATAAGTTCGTTAAGTATGGTACGGATCGCGTCTTGCTTGGTTTGGATGAGATAGGTACTGCGCCTGTTGCTTTGATTCCGCCTATGCGCAAGAGTAAGTGGGGCTGGTTGAAGGGCTTGTTTAGTAGCCATAAGTGGACTTTGGAGTCGCTTCTTGCGCATGGTAAGATGGGCCGTGACATCCGCACGGACGATTGGGCTGTCTGCTGGTGTATGCTGAAGGCATTTCTGACGCGAAAACGGGTCCATACGCGGTCGATGTTATCCGCAATGATCCTACGGTCCATCTGCGATCTTTTCGGCTGGAATTTGGTCTACGATTTGCGCCATTCGGTTGTTGATGATTATGCTTTCAAGTTACGGTGGGGTCGTCGGCGTAAGGGTCACGCTATTTTCGCCACGGAACTTGGAATTCGGGATAACGTTATTTCTCCGTCCATGTCTTCGGGCCTTCAGACTTACCCGTTGTGTGGCTTCATTCATAAGAACACGGGTGGTGACTTGATTCGCCGTGACTTGGTTAAGTTCGAGCGTTTGAATGATCTGCTCCCGGAGTGGCGTGAGAACGTCCGCTTCGTGGTTACGGTTCACGATGAGGTCCAGTTCCGTGTTCGCCGTAAGTATTTGTTCAAGGCTATTCCTATCATCCAGAAGGTCATGAACTTCTGGCCTAAGAATTTTGAGACTCCGGTTGTTGTTGAGCCGGGTGTTGGTTTCCGCTGGGGCGGTGAGCTTGATATTGACGCTGTTCTGGATGACGGTCGTATTGTTCCTAAAGGTTACATGCCGCCGCCGGAGTACTTCGAGGGCCACGAGGTCTATTGGCTTCGTTCGTGGAAGGAGGAAGAGGAGAAGAAGCGTGGTTTGTCTAAGAAGTGAGTACGTTGATTTATGGAGTGCTGTTACAGTCCCGGCGACTTGGTTTCCGGCAGTTGGGTTGCCGTGGGGACGTTTAAGTCTTGCGGTGCAGTTTGTGGGAGTTACATTTGCCTTCTTTCGGATATGTCGGAGGTTCGTCTCTATTGGGATGGCTCCGGCTTTTTGAAGGACTTGGGTTCCTTTTACGTGGCGGCGCTGGAGGAGGATTTTGTAGTTTCGGTTTTATGCACGATGTAGGTATGCATGAGTTTGTAGCAGATTGGGAGTTGGTTATTATTCCTGTTGAGGAATGTTTTAATAGTGAGGTGGTATGGGCTTTTTAAGTGTGCTGGCATGGTGCTTGGGTAGTTACTATGCCCTTTCGTACTTTGTTTTCGTTCTTATTCTTTGGAATCTGAATGCCATGTATAAGTCGGAGAATGGTATTCCGTGGGGTTATGCTAAGATAGTTGCCATTCCGTTTATAGGGTTCTGGCTCTTTGTTATGGTTGTCATAGGGGACATTGCTCGCCATCGTGACAATGAGCTTCTGAAGGCTCAGAATGCTAAGGATCGAAATGGTTCTATGCACACCGGGTCGGACACTCGTTTCCATCGTGGTGGAGGCGATACGGAGGATTAACTGGTGTTGTGTGGCCGGCGTCGCATTAAAGTGCAAAATTGTATATAGCTGTATGCTAAAGATGGGAATCTTTGGCTGTTGGGATAAAAAATAGGCGTTCTGTCTGTTCCTCCGCGAATTCTTTGCGGAGGTTTTTTGTTGAGGTAATCATATACAATTTTATTCTGCCGTTTGTAATAGACGTAAAATAATTATAACTTGCAGCCATGAAGAAGACATTCAAATATCGCATCTACCCGAACAAAGCCCAGCAGGCTTTGTTACAGGCGACGTTTGGATGCTGCCGCTTCGTTTACAACAAAACGCTTGATATTAGGAAGACGGCTTACGAGACCGACAAGATGAAGCTTAGTAAGTTCGGTTGCATCAATCGGATGACTGCGTTGAAGGATGAGTATACGTGGTTGCGTGCCGTTCCTGCGGTTTGCTTGGTTCAGGCTGTTGACAACATGGATACAGCCTACCAAAACTTCTTCAAATCTGGTAAAGGTTATCCGAAGTTTAAGTCGAAGCATCGTAGCCGTAAGTCCTGTAAGTTTATGGTGCCTAAGTGTGTTGTATTGTAAGATATTAGTCGTTTAAAGCTTTCTAAGTTAGGGTTAGTCAAGTACAAGAAAGACCGGGAGTTCGTTGGCGCTTTGCGTCACATTGTGGTTACACAAGAAAACGATGGTAAGTACTACGCGTCGTGCTTGGTGGAGACGGGCGTTGAAGCACCTAAGCCAAAGCCCGTTGATGATAGCACAACGGTCGGCATTGACTTGGGGCTGAAAGACTTTATCGTCACGTCCGACGGGCGCAAGATACCTAACCCGCGCTTTTATGCTACTATTGACCGACGCATAGCTAGGTTACAGAAGCATGAAGCACGAAAGACGAAAGGCTCGAAGCGTCGTGCCCGCATTCGCTTAAAGATTAACAAACTTTATATCAAGAAGCAAAACTTAATTAAGAATTATATTTACCATGCCGTCAAGACGTTACTGCGTGAGAGTCAAACGATAGTAATGGAGAATCTTAATGTTGGCGGCATGGTTAAGAATCATAGTTTAGCTAAATCCATACAGAACATTTGCTGGGGTGAACTTCGCAGAGTGTTAGAGTATAAGTCTCAATGGCTTGGTCATAACCTTATTTTCATAGATCGTTGGGCACCGAGTACGAAGACTTGTAGTTGTTGCGGCTTTAAGAATGATATATTAACACTTTCAGATCGTTCGTGGACATGTCCGGGTTGTGGTACGCATCACGACAGAGATGTTAACGCTGCCCTCAACATTAAGCGTATGGGTTTAGAAAAGTTATTGCCTACGGTGAGTGGGTTCGACGGACGTGGAGAGATCGGTTACGATCTCGACGAAGCGTCAATATGTGCAAGTTATTAATTGTATATAATCACCCTTTGTTTGTAGAATATTTGGATTATTAATTTAACTTTACTATCTTTGTGGTGTGGTAATAGTGCCGCGCATAACTAATTTGGATTGTATCATGCCTAAGCGTAAGATTTCCGTCGGCTCTTATGTCTATTTGCCGCTTCCGGGTATTCAGAGTTGTTCTTTAGGAGTTTGTGCTCGTGTCGTCTTGTTGTACTCCACTCCTTGTGAGGAGTGCGTTGCCGTTGGGGATCGTTATTATGATCCTGTTTCGGGTGAGTCGGGCGACCTGTCTTCTCATTCGCATATTGTAGTTCGTCCTGCGAGTTACTTGACGGGATATGGCCTTGAGGATTGCCAGCAAGTTGTTGCGATCTTTTCGCGGAGCATGATAAGCCCTACGAAGCCGTCTCCGTCTATTGTTCGTTTAGCACGTTATGCAGGAGTCTAGGCTATGGAGTCGAGAGCTACTTTTCTAGATTTTCACAATCTGGTCCGAGCTTATTATGGTCCGTATGTGGATTCGAAGCCGCTGTTGCGTTCGGATGCTGCGTCGGGTGCTCATTGCTTCGACTTCTTAGCGTGTAGCTTTCTGCCGCATTCTCTGGAGCGTGTTTTGGTTCGTGTGACGGCTATCACTAGACCGTGGGTTTATTCTGAGGTTTTGTCCGCCTGCTTAGACGCTTATGATATCAATTCTCTACGTGTTTCCTTAGAGTGCGGGAACTATCGTTGTGAGTGGATCTATTCGGATTTAGTGTCTGGTTCGGTATTAGAGCGTCTGTTCGATGTCTGTGCTATGCTTCCTACGCTTAAGTCTGCTTATGATGTTGTCACGCTGCATCGTCGTCTTAGTTTGGTTCTGCGGTCTTGGGGTTATACGAAGTAGTCTTTGCTATGGATTCCTATCGCCGCATACCGTTGTCTAAGCCTTTTGAGGGTGCCCGGAGGATTTCTCCGGAGCTTTACATGTCGGGAGTTGCTTCGGCCTTTCTGGGTTATCAACTTGGTCGCACTAAGAGCGTAGATGACTTTTACCGTATCTTGGAGGATCACTTAATTTCGGTCCGCAATGTTTGGCGGTCGCCGGATTATGATGCTAGCCGTGTAGTGTGCTGCTTTGTGAAGTTGGAGTCGCAGGCTATTTCCGTCAACCATCGTGAGATTATGCGCGTTCTTAGTTCTGCTTTGGGTCTTGAGTACCGGGAGGTTCGTGGTACTACGTCTCGCAATGCTCGTATATTTGATGTTCTGGGTCCGGACTATTCGGTTTTGGCTTTCTTGCCGCTCTTTAGCTACACGTTGATTTCGTATGATCGTATAACACGTAGGGTGATTAAGAACATGCGTGGGGATCGTTTTGTGAAGTTTGCGTGGCGTGCGGATTTCACTTCGGAGTTTCTCCGCCGCATTCAGGAGATAGTGTTGAATGTTTTAGGATGAGTTTGGGGTAATATGGATTCTGCTTTTTTCAGGTCTAATGCCAACTTCTGTGCTGAGTCGCATTTGGATGTTGTTAACTATCCGCAGGAGTATGCTGATAATAATTTTCGTCTTTTCGGCAATAAGCTTTCACTCATTGAGGGTAAGCTTGATGCATGGCGTGCCTGCGGTTTCCGCGATGCGCTCGGGGCTTTCAATGTTCTCCGTATGATTAGGGCTTTGTGCGGGGACGGTCGCCTTACGAAGCTTGGCTGCAGTGGCGCTTTGCTTACGTATGGCGATTACACTATGAGCCTTAATAGGTATGTATTTCTGCTTTGTCGTAACGACAAGGTTCTTTTTCGGTGGTTTACTTTGGATTATGACTGGATTTACTTGTTGCCGTCATTGTTGGGTTTAGATGTAGAATGCAATGAATAGAGAGTTGTTGTGTGTGTCGGCCATTAGGTTTGCGTGTGGTCCTCGGGGTTCGCGTCTTATGGATAGCAGCTTTGCTGCGCAGGTTGTAGACTTGAGTCTTCGTAGGTTCGGTGCGTCCTTGCGCCCGCTTCGAGAGTTTTGCTTCTACGCTTCGCCTGCTAATATTCCTCTGGCTGCTTACGATCTTCGTGATATTGCTTATCTGATTTCGGCGTTTCTTTTAGACTATGATATCAAGCCGCTGCATAAGGTTTCGTCATTAGACGATACTGCAGATTGGAGTATTCAGCATGGTGACTTGGTGGTTCGTATTTCTACGGATCAGGTTCGGTTTTTTGATTTGTCGTCTTCGGAGTCTTTTATTCTGGGTGTAGACACAGGTGCTTGGTTGATCTGGATTCATTTAATTCCTTATATCTTTGGGTTAATGGACGACTTCTACGAACTAAAACTGTAGAAAGTCAATTCCTTAAGATATGGGATGAATACAGCTTTTAAGCTTGCATAAACGTAAAAATAAACTTATATTTGCAAAGCAATTATAATTATCTATGTTGACATACAAGTACAAACTCTACAGAACGCATCGGACCATATGGCTTGATCGGATGCTTCGTGAGTGCGCATTTGTATGGAACCACGCGCTATCGCTTGAGCGTAGATACTATCGCATGTACGGTAAGTACATCTCCACGGTCGACATGCAGAAGCATTTTGCCAAACGCATTAAGCGTAATCTTCTGTACTCACATAATAGCGTCGAGGTTCTGCAGCGACTTGATGCAGCTTATCAGCGTTTCTTTAGGAAGCTTGCTAAGCGTCCGCCTAAGTTTCGACGTGCTGCAGACTTTCAATCATTCGTCTATAAACTTAGTGAGGGTTATAAGATAGACGGTAATCGTTTCTCAATTAATCGAATAAAGAAAATTTATAAATTTCATAAATCCCGTGATTTTAGTGGTAATATAAAGACGGTTCGCGTTAAGCGCGATCCGTGCGGTGACTTTTGGTTGTACGTTACGACCGATGCTAAGGTTGAATCCAGCAACACGACACATGATGGTGCGGTTGTCGGCATCGACTTTGGTCTTAAGATGTACTTGACGTTATCCGACGGACGCGTGTACGAGAATTCACAATTCTTCAAGCAGACGTTACGCGACATTCGTAAGGCGCACCGTCGTCTTAGCAGAACGATCAAAGATTCTAGCAACCACCGCCGTCGCCGTTTGGAGCTAGATAGACTTTACCGCAAGATTAGCAACCGTCGTGATGCTTATCAGTGGCGTTTGGCGCATGAACTATGTCGTCATTATTCTACGATCTGCTTGGAGACGTTGAGTTTGGACGGTATGCGTCGCTTATGGGGTCGCAAGGTTACGGACCTCAGCCACGCATCTTTCGTGTCACGCTTAGAATTCGTGGCCACTAAGTACAACACCCATATTGTGCATGTTGACAAGTGGTTTGCGAGCAGCAAGACGTGTAGTTGTTGCGGGTACGTTAACAAAGAGCTTCGGCTGGTTGACCGATCATGGACTTGCCCACAATGTGGTGCGCACCATGATCGTGATCTTAACGCGGCGTTAAACATTAAGCGTTCGGGCATGGACGCGTTGATTAGTGGTTGTAAGCCCGCTTTTAGCGGCGGCCATGTTTGAGTCAAGAATCCCGCGTCTTTAGGCGTGGGGTATGTCAAGTAGATGATATTGTCTAACTATTTTTGATTACATTATATGGCTTCTCGAGGATATAAGTTTGTGCGTACTGGGGGTTCTGGGGCTGAGTTGGTTCCGGTTAAGTATTCCACGGCGGTTACGCAGTTGGTTCCGGGTGATCGCTATTTGCTTCACGCTCCGGTTCGTGTTTTGAACGCGGGTCAGTGGGTTACGGGTCAATATGTTGATACGACCTCAGCAGGTATGGCTCGGTTTACGGCGTTGTGCGGCTCTGCTGATACCATTGCTCGCTTGGTTCCGGATGACGATGGTCTTTTCCCTTATCCGGAGGCGGATTTGCTTAGTAGCAAGACATTCGTTCCAACATATGGTCTTTAGCTAGTTTAAGGGCGGAGGTTTATCCTCCGTCTTTTTTTCCACTCCGTCTTTTTTTATTGGTCAGGTTTCCCTTCGTGGGTTTCCTCCTTTTATTTCTGTCTTTTGCTTACATCTTCTGGAGGTGTTTGTCTTAGTTTTCCGGTCCGGTTTTTCCGGGCCGTTTTTGTTTGCGCAATTATATATCCGATAAATAAAAAGCATTTGTTGTGTACAGGTCGCAGTTGCTAACATATCTTAGTGCTCTTTTTAGTAGCGGCAATCCGTCGGCGTCTGATTTTCAGAAGTTGATTCAGGGTTTGGGTAGCGAGTCGGATAGACCTCATATTGTGTGTGTATCGTCTTCGTCGAATATTCCCGATGATCAGCTTCTGACTTCGACTTATGACATGCCTACGACAACTTCTGGTTCGGGTTGTGGTTCTATGGGTGCTTCTCCTGCTCCGTCGGGTTGTGGCTGTCCTCCTGTGCCTACGCCGCCTACCCCGCCGCTTCCTACGACTCGCAAGGAGAAGGTCATCAATGTTTTGTGCGATTGGTTCCGTGAGGGCTGGCTTCTGGATTGTATTGGCATCTGTACGGGTACTGATGCTGCTCGCGCCTACTATTGGGTTGTTAGCATGGACTCTGATGCAGGCACTTATGAGATTCTGTCTGTTCAGTTTAATAATCCGGGTTTCGGTAAGGGCGGCTTTGCTTCGGAGAATGCTATCCGCCTTCTGCGCCTTGTTTATAATCGCTCTACGCAGACGGTTGTTTCTACGGATGCCCGTCTGGTTATTACGGAGCTTACGAATGCCGTCATGTCGGAGGACGTCCGTGAGATTAAGATTGTTTACTCGACGCCGCCTATGCAGGAGGATGGTGTTCTGTATGTCCAGATGTCGCTTCCTAAGCTTGATAAGCCTGATGTTTCGGTTTCTGCTGTTACGCAGACATCGTGCGTTCTTAGCTGGCCTAGCATTGCTGGTGCTGCGGGTTATAGGTTTGCTATTGATGGCACGGACATTTCGGCCATTGTGTCTTCGCCTTACATGGTCACGAATTTGAAACCGAGTAGGTCTTACGTTTTCACGGTCACGGCTCTTGGTGATGGTGTTAAGTCGAGTGACTCGGAGGCATCGAGTGTTAACGTCTTGACTCCTGCGGCAAGCATTCTGTCTGCTCCGGTTCCTGTAGTGTCTAATTTGAGTTCTACTTCTGCCGTTGTTTCGTGGTCTGCTGCCCGTGGTGGCGATAGTTACACCTACAGGCTTAATAACGGTTCTTTGGTTTCGGAGGTTATGCCTCCTGTTACTTTGGATGGTCTGACTCCGGGTTTTCGTTACACGTTTGCAGTTAAGGCTGTGTCCACGTCGCCTGCGGTTCTGGATTCGGATTGGGGTTCTACGGATTTTGTCACGGAGAGTGGCGATTGATTGTTGTTTGATTTTTTGTCTATGACTCCTTCTGCTGTTCGTTCGGATAATAATGTGTGGGTTCTGCTCACGGCGTTGAGTGTTGTTTTCAACGCGGAGGAGGCTTTGCGTTGTTGGCTTAACTGTCAGATTGTCTGGGAGCGGAAGGGTCCTTATCTGGAGGTTTCCCCGGATGTTGTATGGCTTGCGTCGGCTGCGGGGAGTTCCGGAAGTTTTAAGATTACTAGCAATACGGACTGGGTTATTATTTAGTATTCCTTTTTTTTTTTTTTTTTTTTTTTTTT